TTGCTATAAAATTGTATAAGGTTAATAAAAAAACGCTCGCCCTTACGGGTTTTTAAGCCTGCAAATATAGACAAAATATTCCGCCCGGCAAAATAAATGGCATGAAAATCCGCATTTTGCGCTGCGCCCCTCCCCGGCGGGGCGTCGTTCCGGGAAGCGGAACGCGGAACGCCCCGGGGACATTCCGCGCTTTCGGGTGATTCCGTTGGGATTACTGAACATTTTACCGATATATGGCAACCGTGTGTAATGATGTGAATATATCGGTGTAAATGGTTGTTGTATTGCTATTTATTGGTTTTGGCTTTTACGGGTTCGTATAGCTGTGTATAATTTATGTCGCCAAAATATCGCCAAATAAAACGGGTTGTGTATCTTTGCCGTAAACTACTGCGATGGCAACGATATACTACACTTTATCCTCGAAACGGAATGCGCTTGGGCAATCTGAGATCATGATGCGTTTTTCGCATGGCAAGATCAACCAGCGTGCAAAAACGGGACTTTTCGTCTCTCCTGCCTATTGGGCCGATGGGGCAATCCGGATCCCGAATTTTCGGATGAGGCCGTCCGCTGAGGTACAGGCGGAGGTTAACGATTCCGTGGAGACGCAAAAGCGGTTGGCTGAAATCACGTCGCTTGTGAGTAGGGCTTTCAACGAAATAGGGCGGGGAAGCGTGCCTCCGAATTGGTTGCGTTCGCTGGTGGAGGCGAAGGACGATTCAAAGGAGGAGAAAACTCTATGGCAGTATTTCGATGATTTCCTTGGCTCCCGGCTTTTGTCCGTCGGACGCATGAGGTCCTATCATGTCGTAGTCAGGGCGCTTAAAAGATTTGAACAGTATAAGCGGTTGAAATCCCCTTCGTTTGCCCTTACTCTCGAGAATTTGGCCTGCGTGGATATGATTGACGATTTCGAGGAATATTTCCGCAATGAGGCTCGCCTTACCGGAGCGGCAGGTTTGTATCAGCGGGTGTCGGAATCCCGTAAACCGCAAGATCGGGGACTGAACACCGTGAACAGTAAAATGGTCATGTTGCGCGCGTTTCTGAACTGGGCCGAGACGAATGGGTTTATAAATCGCAATCCTTTTAAGAAACGCCGCATCGCACCGGTGATATACGGTACGCCGATTTATATTACGCTCGAGGAGCGGACCCGTTTGCAGCATACGAATTTATCGAGGCATCCCGGAATATCGGTCCAGCGAGATATATTCGTCTTCCAATGTCTGATCGGTTGCCGGGTGGGGGATTTGCTTCAGTTGAAACGGGACAACGTTGTGAATGGAGCGATCGAGTATATTCCGCGTAAGACCAAAGAGGGGCGTCCCGTAACCGTGCGTGTTCCGTTGAACGATACGGCGAGAGCCATTATCGAGAAATATCGGGATTCGGAACGACAATCGTTGCTCCCGTTTATTTCTTCGCAGAAATACAATGAATCTATCAAGCGGGCGTTTCTTGCCGCCGGACTGAAACGCCCCGTGCAAGTGCTGAATGCCGTTACCCGGGAGCCCGAGATGAAGCCGCTTTATTCCGTGGCTTCGTCGCACATGGCGCGCCGGACGTTCATCGGCAACTTGTATAAGAAGGTGAAGGACCCGAATCTTATCGCACAGCTTTCGGGACACGTGGAAGGTAGTGCGGCATTCGCCCGTTACCGGGATATAGACGAGGAAATGAAGATGGAACTCGTCAATTTACTGGACTAAATTTTGCCGCAATTCCCATACGACCGCTTCGTGAATAGGCGTGCACCACTCGCTGATTTCGAGCAAGGACAGCAGGTATTTGGCGTATTCATTCATGGATTAGACAATTACATTTACAACAAACGAAATCGTGAACATCGGCCCATAGCAGGCTGTTCACGTCTCCGGTCAGATAGGCGACCTCCTCTCCCTGCATTGGCATTCCTGAAGCGGCTGCGATGTCGTCGCAGAGGTGTCTGAGTTCGTGTTCGAACGAGTTGAGGAATTGCGCCTGCGAGGTTGCGAGGCCCACGACGACCACGGATCGGCGCATCGTCTTGTTCGAGTAGGTGAACCCCGAATCCATATCCGCCCGCAGGAGGTTTCCCCTCACCCGTTCCAGAATCGTGCCGGGACACTCTATCTCCTTCAAAGAGGAGAGGATAGAGCGCGTATGATAGCCATGCACGGCGAAATAGAACCGCACGCGCCATCCATACTTCCCTATCCTCAAATCCCGGATTTTCATAGCGTCGAATATACCTTTTCGAACCGCACCCACGCTTCGGCCAGCCGAGGCCGGCACCTCGTCCGATTACAGCACATCGTCCCAGGGTACATTTGTTCCCGACCCGATCAGATCGGCGAAATAGCGCGTGAAGGGCATCCCGGGATAGGCGTCCTCGTCGTCGATGTAGTCCTTTACGAATCGTGCGAGCTGCTGCTCGTCTCCGATCGACGATCCCCAATAGTCGGACTTCGCCATGTTGGCGACATATACGCAGTCGTATCCGTTATCGTGCTTGAGGACTATTTCGTATGTTTTGAGCAGCTTGTCCACCTGCTCTTTGGTGAGGGGTTCGAGCTTTTTCCCGTTGCGGTCCTTCATGCGTCCGACGGCGAATTCGCACATCTTCTTCGAGAACGACCATCCGTTCTTTTCGAGATATGCCCGAATGTCGTCCGGCATCCTGTCGTGTGCATCCAGTCTTTCTCTGTCCATACTTCGGAAGTTTGAAGAGAGGGGATTTCTCCCCTCTCCGGATTCTACTTAGCGATAGCGGTATCGCGAATAAGGACCCGTTCCCTTCACTCCGCGCCGCTCGCCGTACTCGTCGCCGCCATACTCCCCGCCACGTTCTCCGTAGCCGTCGGACGTATAGCCGCCCATGTGGCGCTCTCCGTATCCGCCGCGCATTTCGCGCCGCGCATCCTCGTAGCCGCACTCGTAGGCTTCGCGCATCTTGCGCTCGATCTCCTCGCGTTCGCCGTACCCGTCACCGCGGTACCGGCCTTCAATTTCCCACATTCTCATCATTTGCTCGTTTTGGAAGGTGTCTGCGATTTAAGAAAGGCGTCCAGCGACGACTTCATCGAGAGGAATTCCGCCTGCATCTGTCGCAGTTGTCCGACCTCTTCTCGGAGTTTCTGCATGTCTTCGTCCCGCTGCGCCTGCCCGGCATACGCCGGACTGATCTCGCGCATGATCTGGTCGAAGAGCTCGAGATTGGCCTTGTGCCGCTCGTAGGAATCCACGACGTTCTGGCTTTGCTGCCGCGCGGCGTTCACCGCGTCGATGAGCCGTTCGCGTGTCGTGGTGACCGTGAGCCCGTCCTTCGTCACCATGTCGGCGTTCACCGGGACGACCCATTTCTGGTCGCCTATGGGAAAGCTGACGGAGGGCTGCGAAGGCGGGAAGTTTCCCGGTGCGGGGAAATAAGGCTGCGGCGCCTCTTCGAGCGTAGCCATGTAGTATTTGGGCGTTCCGCGCAAATCCAGTACGTACACCGGCGCGCCTTTCGTTAAATTCGCAAACATCTTCGGTTAATGGTTTTGTGAAAGCTCGGGGAGAGACCGGGGCCCCTCCCGTCGCCTTCGGTTAATTGTTTTTCGTCTCATCAGACGGCTCCCGTCATCAGTTGCAGCGTGTCGGTCTGTTTGTCGTACCAGAGCTGGAATACACCGGTTCCCGGAATGTCCGAGACGGTGACATTCGCTCCGTTGTACGTCGTCAGATTCTTCGTCTGCCCGTTTGTCTCGAAGAGCACGGGGAGCGTTCCCGTCGTGCCGGCGGGAATGGCCTGCGCCAGTTCGACCAGCACGAGCCCCCGATACCACGAATTCGCGAATGCGTGGTTGGGGAAGGAGAACACGACGCCCGTGGTCTCGGCCGTCACGCCCGTAGTCTTCAGAACGGGAATGCCTCTGCGGTTTACGTATTGAAAAGGATATGCTGCCATAGCGACCTCCTTTCCGTACTAACCCCAGAAGCCGTTACCGTATCCGGGAGCCCCGAATCCGAATCCCAGGCCGTACTGCGCGGCCACGCATGCCGGCATTGCGTACACCTGCGGATTGGGAACCACGGTCGTGGGCGGCAAGCCGCACTCGATCTTCGCCAGGCGGTTGCTCAGATCGCTGATCGCGGCGTTCACGGGAGCCACGGCCTGGGCCTGCGACTGCATGATCGTCGCGGTCTGATGCTCCTGCGAGAGCTGTCCGGCCAGCGCGGCGCTCTTGGCGCGCTCGGCGTCGAGCTTGTTCTGCATTTCGCGCATCTCGAGCTGGCAGAACTTGTCGTTGATGATCTGCGTCTGAGCGTCGATCTTCGAGCCGAGGACGTTGAACTGCGTGTTGGCGTTGCTCGTCAGGGCGTTGGTCTGATTGAGCGTTGCCAGTTGGCTTTCGTAGCCCTGCCGCTCGATGGCCGTGCGGACGTCGCAGCAGCAGGATGCCATCTGCGAAAGGACCTGCGAGTTCCCGGCCTGAATGGCGTTGATGATCTGCTGCGCCGAGAGACCCGACTGTGCCTGAATGTTGCAGAGCGCCGTCTGAATCTGCTGTACGGAACAGCCCAGCGACGAGGAGAGCTGCGAGATGGCCGTGCCGTTGCCCTGGATGGCGTTCATCAGCAGTTGGCGCCCGGCGTCGCCGTTCAGCTCGGCCGGAAGGTTCGAAAGGCCTCCGCGGCCGCCGAAGCCGCCCCAGCCGTTGCCGCCCCAGATGGCCCAGAGCAGGATCATCCACATCCACTCCCAGCCGTAGCCGTTGCCATAGCCGTTGCGGTTGTTGCCGTTCATCAGGGCGGCCACGAGGTTGCCGTCCATCGCGCCGCCGTTGTCGAACACTAAAGTTTTCTCGTTCATGTTATTGACTTTTTACATTGTACGCTCGCGTCGGGGAGCGCATGCCGTTGAGCTCACGATGCAAAAGTCTCGATTCCGGGCAGGGCGGACAATCGTTTTAATCGTTGTACGAACGCAGTTTGGACGCAATACGAACCGTCAGCATTTCGAACATCTTACCGCTCTGACGCCTGCGCAGATCGAACTGCGAAATCATCTTTTCCACGGGCCGTCGGGAGTAGTTCATGAGGGTGGAGATAACCGGAGCATGAAACCCTTGTCGCCATAGGAAGTGTACCAGCAGATACCGGGCGTCTACGATTTCGGCGTTCTTGGCTTTGGACAGAATCCGCTCCTCGGGAATTTCCGTTTCTGCGGCTACGGCGGCGAGGATGTCCTGGAATACTTCAGATTTGCACATATCCGGGAAAATTTTTCTATATTTGCATACTCTCTTACCATGAAATAGGTGCAGCAACACCGTTGGAGGTTTTATGCCCCTGTCGTGGTGTTGCTGCACCTTTGTTATCCGGTTAGAAGGTAAGAGAGCTTCCGGATAAAGGCGGGGGCTTTTTTACGCCTGCCCCCGAAGGCGCCATTTCAATTCTTTCTGAAAGTCACTTCCGCCATAGGGTCACTCCTATCTGCGCCTGTCCGAAGGGGGTTCCGTTGTGCGTGTCGTATCCGATGGCTGCGGATAACGCCAGCCGTCCGAAGTTTTTCCGTCCCGTGACCCCTACCCACACGCCGCCTGTCCGGTCCGCATAATAGACGCCCGCTGCGGGTCCCGCTTCCCATCCGTAGGGATCGCGGACGGCGCGTATCTGCGTGACGGTGCGTCCGTATGTCTCGATGCGTTCGAGTGTGGGGCGGTATCCTCCGACGGCTATTCCGCTCACCACGGCATAATAGGTACTGTCGCGGTACTCCCGTTGTTCGAACGGCAGTCGTACCGGCACGCTGTCGGTTCCATCCGGTGCGATTACGGTTTTGAAGACCGTATCGGCCGGAGCGAAAAGCAGCTTCGGGATATTCACGGACACGAGCTGCCGGGAATGCGTGACCGATTGCGGCCGCTCGAAGAATACCGTGTCGATCCGGGTGCGCTCGACGACGCTGCCCCCGACGGATCGGCGTCCGAGCCACCATCCGGCGAGGAACAGGCCGAGGAGCGCGAGCAGGACGAGCAGGGTTCGGGCGTTTTTCATTTGTTCAGCATGAAGAGTTCCCACCCTGCGGCAATGTCCGCGGCTTTCGCTTCGGTGCCGTTCTCCATGCGCGACATGGCTGCCACGATCGGGACCATCACGTCGCGGTTTGTCGTCGTGATGCGGCTGTCGGCCGGCACTCCGGACCATTCGGAAACGGCGCGGATGTATGCTTCGGTGTCGTTCTCGTTCTCCGGGGCCCACCGGGTTATCATCCGGCGGATGGTGTCGCACCCGTGCAGACGGCTGTAGTTGTTCAGCAGATGAAACATCGCGCGGTATCCCCACGGCATCGTCTCGAATCGCTTGAATGCCCGGTCCTGCGAGGGTTCCACCTCGCCTTTCCAATGTACCCCGTCGAGCCGGATATTTCCGGGGTTGTTGTTTTTCAGTCCTCGTGTCATTGTCTATTTGTTTTTCGGTTCGTTTTCTTCGCTTTCCTCGGTATTGCCGCCCGCGGTATCCGTGGCGTCCTGTACTGCCGCATCGTTTTTGAAATTGCATTCGTTCTTCTTGTCGATCGGCGGCTGGCGGTCTGTGCATCCGATGCGTTTGCATTTGAGAATCTTCAGCACGGCATTCTGCGTCGTCAGTCCGTTGTTCTGATCCCTCAAATGGCCGATTTTCCTGTATAGTTCGTCGATCTTGACGCTTTGTGCCGATACCTTCGCTTCGGCCTGCTCGTAGAGCTCGCGCCATTGTGCCGATGCGGTGGTTTCGTTTTCGAGTTGTTTCGCGCGTTTGTTCTCGCGGCGGTACAACAGCGAGATGAATGCGCCTCCGGTGAGGAATGATCCGCCGAGCGAAACGATGATAGTGCCCCAATCCATACCTCACTCCCCCTTGATCCGATTACCGATGTATCGCCGGACGGATTGTCCGGCGAGGGTTGCGGCAGCTCCGACGCCTGCTCCGATGAGGAAGGGGAGCATCATCCCTACGGGCATGAGCTTTGCGATGAAATACAGCACGATGACGGCTGCGATCACGATTGCGATGATGACAAGTGTCTTTTTCATAATGTTATGATTTTAAGGTAAGAAACTATTTTCCGGCCTCGGTCTCGGTGCATAAGTTCTGATCGAGGCTGTCGATGAATGCCGGCGAGAGGGTCAGTGCGAACTCCCTGAGCAGTTGCACATCCGCGTCGTCGAGCTCCACGGGCCCGTCGGAATGAAAAATGCGCATTGCGAGGTCGTGCATTCGGATTCCTCGTCCCGCGAGGTAGAGCGAGTTGGCCAGCTCCTCGCGGACGTCGAATGAGCGTATTTCCTTTCGGGATATTCCCGTGTAGAGCCTGAACTTCGTGAAGTCGATCTGTGTCTTGTTCATAGTCTGTATGATTGAATGTTCGTTTATGCTTCGTAGCTGAACCACATTACCCAAGCATCGAGATTTTTGCTGTACTGAATGGTTACGCATCGTCGCCCGGTCCACGATATTTGCGAACTGGGGTTGTTGCTTCCCGTCACGTAGATGTCTCCGTTGTTTTGCGCATTGATGATAATGCTGTTGCCGCTGTGGAGCTTCCGAATCTCGTATCGTTGGTCCGGCTGCGGATTCGAGGGCAGATAGAATGTCGTGCTTCCTTTCGACGTATTGACGAAAAACACGGTCTCTTCTTCGTTGCCCTTCAGCGTGTATGTCCCGTTGTCGTATGATCTGGACATGGGACGGAATCCGGAGAACCTGCCGTTTGCGACCATTAAGGCGATGCCCTCTGTTCCATTGGTCACGTCCAGATAGATTCCGTATCTTTTTTTGGAATCTCTGCCGTTGTTTTCTATTCTCACCGGACAGATTGTATTCGGGAAAGCAGAGGGAGGAAGAGAAGAGCTCGCTCCCATGTATACGGCTGTCTTTTCCGAAGATGACAGGAATCTTATCAGATCGTATGATAAATACAAATCGGATGCGGAAGCAGCTCCCACTTGGTGCGTTGCTGTAAGTGCCCGCTCGGTTATGGTGAATCCTCCTATCTCTCCTCCATCCGCATACAGGGCTTTTGTGAACAGCGAACCGTCCCCGTATATCCGGGTTTTCGCCGCCGTCACGTTCTGAATGCTGGTAGCGCCAGCGAACATCATGAGAATTCCGTGCGTTGCGTCCTTGAATCCGGCATTGTTGAGCGAATCTACGCCTCCTCCGTATAATCCGGCCACTACCGCCGCGGATGCCGACGTTCCGTTCTTCACGGCCATCAGCCGCGATAGGAACACACCGTTGTTGTCCACGGTATTGTTCGGGAACACGAGCTTGAGGTAGTCGTAATCCTGCATCGAGGTCTCGATGTCGGCCACCTTTCCGTCGGTGTACTTCTGGCTTACGGCGTTGAGCACGTCGATCTCCTGCGCGTAATATGCCGTGAACAATACGGCCAGCCCGGCGCGGTCGAATCCCGGGGTGTTCGATGCGGTGTATAGCGCATAGTCGTCGAGCTTCACCCGAAGGCTGTTTACCGCCGCGAGCAATCCGGCCGTGCTGATTCCCGCCGCTTTGGCCATGTCGCGCACCCGATAGTACGATCCGTTCGTCGCCGACAGCGAATCCAGCGCCACATCCGTGCGGGCATACCCCGAAATGTTTTCCCACTGTGTCCGAATGGACTGTTTCTCCGAGACGTCGAAGATCGTGTCGTCGTTCATGTCGGCTATCGCCTTGCGGGTGGTCTCGGCCTCCTGCTGCGTGCTGTTTGCCTGCTCCTGAAGGGATACGAGCGGTTCGACGGACGTTTTGAGATCTACGGTCTGCTCATTGACCGTATAAGCTTCGGTGTGCAGTACGGGTGTCCCGGCATTCGTCGTGAAGAATCGGTATATGCCGCCGCCCCGGACATATATGTATTCGTTCGAGGAATTCGTCATCTGTCCGACGGAGCCGATGGGTCTGCCGTCCGCATATCTGTGCTGATACTCCTCGACCACTCGTTTGTCGTAGTTTGATCCCCATGAGTTTCCGTTGTTGTACCATACCGCCTGGCATGAAAACCGATTCTCTTTGTATGTAGACCATGCGGGTTTTCCGGGCTGCGTGTCGCTCAGATTCACGCGGACCGTGATTTTCGACCGGGCGATGCCGTTCAACTTGATCGTCACGGGATAGTACGTGTTCTGATCGAGCTTCGAGGCGTCGATCAGGGTCTCCATGCCGTTCACAGCTTCTCCGGCGGTCTCGTCGGCGTACTTCTCCTGGTCTGCGATGGACGGCGACCACGACAATGCGGGCCTGTTTCCCCGGACGAGCATGATCTCATCGAATCGGACGATATTTCCGGATGTGGCGCCCGCCGGCCCGGCATAAATCAGCAGAAGCGCTTTTTGTGCGATAACATCCTCGTGTACGGAGAATATGATGTTACGATTGTCCGCAGAGAGCTCTGCTCTGTCCGTCAGCCATATATTCTTATCCTCCCCGGTGATTACCGTGGTGAATTTCGTGGGCGATCCGGCAATAATCTCGATATTTCCGACAGACAAGGCGAGCTGTTCCCCGGCCCGCACACCTCCGTTTATGGGAAAATGTTCGTGCACGTAATTAAATTTGTCTCCCTCCAGGGCCGTGCTCGTCATGCTTTTCGAATTATCTACCAGGTTCACACTTCCGATCTGTATGCCGTCCACTTTGTCGTCCGTGTACTTCTCTTGGTCGGCGATAGAGGGAGACCATGCTGTCACTTTGTTTCCCGCTTCCAGTTGCGCCATGCGGAATGCTATCTTATGAGAAGCATCGGTAAGGCTCGCAGTGCATAGAAATGCTTTTGATGCCGAAGGCGCTTTTTGTGCATGGGAGATTCTAATCCATTTACCAACTTCATTTTCTGAAATGGAGTATTCATAAAGTTGTAATCCGCAATGTATAGTAATGGGTTGCTCGGCAAAAACCCATACTGACATCATGTATTCATCTCCAACGTTCAAGCCGGATACGTACTGAAATAGTCCTGCATATGTTCCGACTGAATTTGTTATAACTGCGGACTTGTATCCTTGATATTCTTCAAATGCTACATTGGTATATGAGGTGTTTTTGTCCCATGATTGCAGCGTTTCAGAATCATTCAGGAGATTCACTCCGCCTACTTGTATATTATCCACCTTTCCCTGCGAGATCGCATCGGCCACGAGGTTCGAGAACCTGCTCACCTCGGCATCGTAGGCCGCGAACGCGGCATTGTAGGCGGATCGCTGTTCGGCCGATAGCGTCGTGTCCGTGTCGTTGTTCACGGCCACGGTGCCCGTAAGGAAATTCACGAGTGCGGAGTATGCCGCCGCAAGGTCGGCTATCGACACGCTGTATGTCGCGGCGTCGTTCTGATAGGAGGTATATGCCTTCTGAATCTGCGCGAGGCGGTTTCGCAGGGATGCCTTCTCCTCGCGCGAGATCACGCCGTCGGAGGACATCTGCCGCAGCCGCACCTGGCTGTCGTCCACCAGCTGCCAGTCTGCGGCCGACGCGGTTTCCTGCTGCCCCTTGTCGGCATTGGATATATAGACGGTCGTTTCGAGCGCTGCCCCGGACCCGGACGAGCGGAACCATACGTCGTTCACCGAGTAGGGCACGGCGGGTGTCGTCGCCCCGAAGAATATCCGCGCCTTTGTCCCGGCCAGCCCGAGGGCCTCGCGTGCCGTGGCGATGGCTGCGGCGCCTCCGCTGTCTGCGATGCGCACCCATTGGTAGGCGTTGTTCTCGAAGGTGAACTTGTAGCGCTCGTAGGCCGCCTGGCCATCGACCGTGGTCTTGCGGTCGTAGTAGTCTCCGATATGCCGTTTGCGCTCGGTGTCCGAGGTCCATTGGTTCGCCGGATAGTTCGAGAGCGTCGGGACCTCTTCGCCGCCCCACGAGACGATCGACCCGTCGATCTGGGCTTGCAGGTCGGGGAGGATCGTCTCATTGATGTTGTTCACGACCCCCTGTAACTCCTGCGAGAGCTGCAAAGCTCCCTGCGAGGCGGTGTTCACGGCCGTGAGCATGTATTTGTTCGCCTCCTCCAAGCGTGTCCCGAAAGTCCCGTAGGCGTTGTTGAATAGGGTGTACTTCGCGTCTACGTCGGCCTGCTCCCCGGGGGATGCGATGCCGTCGTCAGCCGCCGTGGCGATCGCGGCGAGCAGATCGGCTGCGGCGGTGTCGAAGGCGCTCTTCGCAGCCTGCAAGTTCGACTTCGCCGTGCCGCCCAGCAGCGGGTTGCCGTATATCTCCGCATAGGCGGCATCCGCAGCCTTCCGGGTTTCGTTCACCGAGTTCGTGTATTTCCCGATGGCGGCCGCCTCGGCGCGGTCCACGACACCGTCGGCGAATGCCTCGTCGGTGAAGTTCTTGAGCGAATCGACCCCTGCGGCGGCATTGTCGGCGGTCTGCTGTGCGGCGTCTATGGCTTCTTCCTGATCGGCGATCGAAGGCGTCCAGGCCGTCACCTTGTTTCCTGTTTCGACCTTCGCCATTCTGAATGCGGCGACAGTTCCTTCTTCCGACGGACGGATATAGAAAATGAATGCTGCGTCATTCCTGATAGACTTCTGTATGGCCTGCACACGTATCCATCTGTTCGTTTCTTCGGCCGGGAGATCGTACTGGTATTTGTCGGATTGTTCGACGCCGAATATCACCGAACAGGGCTTATTGACATGGATATATACGGAAGCCGCATAATATCCGTCTTTTTCGATAATGCCCGAAGAATTATGAAAGACGCCCGATACATATCCGACGGCCTTGTTTTTAACGACGAGACAGTCGTATCCGTCGAATTTCTCATTGACGATCGTCGCGCCGGAATCGACGCTGTATTTGATCCACCAGCTTCCGATGGTTATCGACCGGGAATCATTCAGGAGATTCACTCCGCCGATCTGTATACCGTTCACTTTGTCGTCCGTGTACTTCTGCTGATCTGCGATGGAAGGAGACCACGACAATGCGGGTTTGTTTCCCCGGACGAGCATGATCTCATCGAATCGGACGATATTTCCGGATGTGGCACCCGCTGGTCCGGCATAAATCAGCAGAAATGCTTTTTGCGGGACAACGTCTTCAAATACGGAGAATACGGCGTTACGATTGTCCGCAGTGAGTTCTGCCGCGCTCGTCAGCCATGTATGGGTGTCCTCGATATTGGCGAGGACGAAAGTGAATTTCGTGGGCGCCCCGGCAAGAATCCCGATGTTTCCGACAGATAGAGCGAACTGTTCCCCGGCTCGCACGTCTTCGGTCGTTAAAAGACCTTTGTATATGTAGTTGTTCCCGTCCGGTGCCGTGACCGTCACGCTTTTCGAATTGTCTACAATGTTTACGGCGGAAAACTGAATGTTCCCGACTTCCTTCTTCGCCTCCTCGGCCTCCTTCCGGGCGTCGTCGATCTGCTGTTGTTGGGCCTTGAACTCGGAGAGGTTTCCCAGCCCGGACGAATCGGCCCCGAACGTGACGTCGGCCTTGATGCGCAACCTGCGGCGCTCCTCGCCCTCCTTCTTCTGGTAGGTGATCCAGGAGGACTTCGGGTCGGCGAGGTCGCGGTCGCCGAAGAACATGTCTCCGTAGGCATACATGTACGCTTCGCCCGTCTGGGGATTCACGCCCATGCCGACGTAGTTCTTCTCCGAGAGCGAATAGGCGTCGATATGGGCATACACCTCGACCGATCCGCCGTCGAGCGGGTTGATGACGATGGCTGACTGACGCGTTATGTCGCTGCGGTTGCCGAACTGCGCGATCTCGTCGCCCGCCTCGGGAGAGGCGGATCCGTCCGCGTCGCTCTTCGACAACTCGACGTAATCCTCCCCGACGGCCGTGACGAGCCGCCAGTAGTATTTTATGATCGTGTGCTGCGTGGGATCGTATCGCTGACACCGCACCTGGTCGCCGGCCGTGAGACCGCTGTAGCGCTTCCCTTCCTTGTTGTCGTAGTAGCAGCGGAATGCCGTTTCCAGCTCCTCGACGCGCGTGATCTCACAGCCGCCGTTGGAGAAGACCGTGGCGCCGACACGGAACGTCACCTGATTGATGACCGCCTCGTTGAAGATGGCTTCCTTACGGATTTTCAGGATGTCCGCCTCCAGCACGGCGTTGCCGTTCCCGTCGCGGTAGGCGCCGAATCCCGATCCGGAGAAATCCCCCTGACGGAAGTCTTTGGAGACAACCGAACCGCCTATCGTGATGTCTTTGTCGAACGTCGTGCTTCCGAGGACCGTCCCGCCTTTCCGTTTGTTCAGAAAGAGTGTTTCGGTGGCTAACGCCGAATAGGCGTTGTAATCCGTCGGAAGGGTGGTGTCGTATTTGGACCGGATCAGATAGATGCCGACCCCGTTCACCACTCCAATACGCTCGGCATAAGCCGATTCTTCGATGTCCTTCTCGATGGCGGCCAACCGGGAGTAGGAGGTATTGTCGCCGACGGTATATGTGGCTATATACTCGTTGTAGAGTTTCTTTTCGAATCCCTGGATGCGCGATTGCCGGCCGCTCGCTCCGAAACGGGGGTCTTGCAACAGCACCTTTTGCCCCGGATCGTAATTCTTGTCGTGTCGCTGGCAGTACACGGGGTTCGTGGGACAGTCGTACACGTCCGTGTCGCTGCTGTTCTTGACCGCCCAGGCTTTGCCTGCTTTCAGCAGTTCCTGCTCGGCCTCCTTGATGCGTTCGTCGGGAAGTTTGACCCCGGTCAGCACGAAGGTGTCCCCGACGTCTATATCGAGGCTGTCGTTCGGGATAATCAGTTCTTCGCCGTCGCCGGCATCCTCGATGTCTGCGACGATCTCGAACTTGCGGTCGAACGGGTTTCGTTCGGGGTCCCAGGCATCCGGGTCTTGGAACCTGTCGCCGAGCTGGATGTCGAAGGTCCTGCCGCTCAGCGGGCCGCTGGTGATGACCGCCTGCAATGTCTCGCCTTCGATTAAATCCGTCGGGACGAACGGTGCGTCCTTCGCATAGATGATGCGCGCCTTGTATTTCGTTCCGTTGCTGGTTTGCCGGTCCTGCGAGCGGTCCACGGAGGTCACCGTATCCGTATTTTTGGGATATATGTCCTCGAAGTAAACGACTTGTTCCACGACGTCCGCGGGTTTCAGATTCTCCCGGGCGTCGATGTATTCCTGCCCGTTCGGGAGGCGCAGCCGCACCTCGGAGACGTGATTGGTCGTTCCGCCCTGCGGAGCCTGTCCGTAATCGGCCGTGAGGTTACGGGTGGATCCGAAGACGAAGAATCGGGTTCCGTAATTGGCATCATCGCCTTTCTTGGCCGGAATCGACGTCACGACGTCGCCCCGCTTGAATACTTCGGGCGTGCCGAACTCCAGCTTCCCGAAGTAAATCCATACCTCGGCGCCGTTCTCCACGGTCCACCACTCGACGTCGAACGTCTCGGCAATGGTGTTGATGGCATCCCAGCAGGAATCTCGGTCGAAGGAGACGAGTTTCGTCACTTCGGCGAACTCTTCCGGTACGGCAGCTACTTTCCAGTTTTTGTCGCCCAGAAACGCATTCATGTTGTCAGCGATCAGATTGCCGAAGGATGCGAGGTCGGTCGTGTCGTGAAACGTCGTTTCGGGATTCTGCCCCTGCAACCATTTGCATTTGCGGCGCTTCATGTGGTTCTGCTGCGCCCAGAATTGAAGCGAATATTTGTAACCTCCGGTCGTGTCGTCGAACTCGGGCCGCACATTGGACATGATCTCGAATTTCCGCCCTTTGTACATGACATAGGAGCCGCGGGGGAAATCTGCGGGTTCGAAAAGATTGAAGGGCAACCCGATATAGTAGTCGCCCATGAGGACATATCTGATAACGGCGTCCGTTGTGACCGGAGCGTCGAGAATTACTTCGCCGGAGGTGTCGTATATCGTCATTTCGTCGGAATCTGCGACCTGTATCTTCACAGGCACGAGACAAAGGTGGCGATGCCCGGCACATTATGCAAGATTTCGGGCGATAAAAATAAACCCCGCCATCACAAAGGCGGGGTTTTGGTGAAATTCATGGTGGATTAGCTGTTTTTCTTGAATCCAATGGGTTCTCGCGGTTTCTTGACTTCGGGGATTCTGACCGACAACGCAGCTATGGCCTCATATATATTGTCGAGCTCCTTACGCATATCCTCCGACAAATCGTTTACTGCCTCGGCGTTGTCTTCATCGGCTCGCTCCAACAACGCCAGCCGGGCCCGTATTTCGGATAGCTCCGCCGTTACGGTTGTCGTGGTCGTGATATAATTGCGCATTGCCACGAAAGCCCGCATAATGGCGATATTTACCTGTATGGCCGTTCTGCTACGTAAAACACTCGAAAGCATGGCCACCCCTTGTTCGGTGAAGGCAAACGGCATATAACGTCGGCCGCCTCTTTCGTTTGAGATCACAATTTGTGATGTCAAACTGTTTTTGAGGTAGTTATATTCGGGTTCGGTGATTTCAAACATAAAATCTTCAGGAAACCTTTCGATATTGCGCCTTACGGCTTGTTTTAGCGCTCGGGTCTCCACTTGGTAGAGTTCTGCCAGATCGAAGTCCAGCATCACCCGCTGACCCCGTATCTCGTAAATCTTGCTTTGGATGGGTTGTTGTAATTCCATAGGTACAAATGTAGCATTAAAATCGTAAATAAATAATATATGCGCTACGTCCGATCCCGATTTTAGGAAAGGCCGGAGGATGATCTTGGCTTTCTTTATTCCCGGGCCGTTCGGTCTGCTGGATCGGGTTCGTTGAATTTGACGGTGAGTTTCGAGGTTCTGCGGCTGCGATCCAGCATGTAGTTGCCCGAACTTCCGCCATAGGTCAGGCGATACACTTCAGGGCCTAACTCGGGCACGGATATGACGACCGCTCCTTTTTGCAGCAGGGCGACAAAATTCTTATACTTGGCAAGATGATCCGATGCCGTGTCGCCGAATATCGTAAATGTCAGCGTCAAATCCCGGGGCGCCAATTTGGGCGTTTCGGGATATATGATCTCTTTGCCGTTTTTGGAGGGATCGTTGTTTTCGACAAAATCCTTCAGAGAGGCAGGAGCAAGGAGGCTTCCCAAAAAATCATCGCTCATGGCAACTCCCATTCCATAGGCATCCTCTCCGTTTATCAATAAATCGCCAGTCATTTTTTATCGTTTAAAGCTTGTGCCAAATATAATTCGGCCGTATCTATCACATCGTATCCTTTCGAACTTACGAAGGAGGCGTAGAACATTCCGTCGCCGAATATAATGCCGGTCCCCGCTTTGCTCTCCTCGTTCAGCAATTTGTTCGTCGCTTCGGCGGCTCGCGGGTCGGGATGGTTCCGGTCGGCTATAAACCGTTTTTTCTCTTTGCCGTTGTATGTCACGACATAGCCTAATCCGGAACGGAGATTCCATGTGCGATTGAGGTAGTCCCGCTTGTTTGTTAGCAAACGGGATGCTTTTTGCCGTATGAGCGCTTCGTGCGCCTTCTCATCGAGGAATCCTACGATTTCTGGCTCTATACCTCCGATGAACTTATCCAGATCGGCTATGTCTTTCTCGATCTTCATATAGCACAAAGTACGCTATTATCGTTACATTGAGCAAAATTTGTAATTATTCTTCGTGTTACAAATCCATCGTTTTCCGCTTTATTGCCGTTATATCTTCTTTTATATCCGTCAAGGTCCGGTTGATAGCCCGGGTCGAGGCGTTGATTTCTGCGACCTCTATATAGGTTCTGACGGCGTATTGAAGCAGTTCGTTGTTGATCTGTACGTTTTGCACGACTGCCACCTGAATGGTCGCCACGGAGGATATGAGCGATATGATGGATATGGTTTCATCCATGACATACGCACGGATGTCGCTCAGTTTCCCCTGTATGTCCGTGAGCCTTCCGTTTTGTTCCGCCACCTCGTCCTGCGAGGCGACTTGATAGCCGCGCGCCGTTCCCGATTGGGTGGGCGCATTCTCTTCCGACCATTCGATTCCTTTTTCTTCGGCGGCTCGTTTCAAGCGTTCCCACAATTCTTTGCCGACTTTTTGCTGGGCCAGTACGTCGTCGAGCAAATCCTCCGTAACTCCTGCAATGGCATCATATCTGTCTTCTTCCGAAAGATCGGTATTTTCGTTTATCTCTTCGATTTTCCGTTGCGCTTTCTCTATTGCCGGACCGATCGTCGCGGAATAGAGCATATCCTTCGCAAGCTGTTTCAGTACGTCGCCTGCGGCATCTCCGAATGCCTCCGCTGCGTCGGTCCCCGTCTCGAAGGAGGAGATCAGCGCATCGGTAAGGGTATCTCCGAGATTCTGGAATATCCCCGAAAGATAATCGTTCACGGCTTCTACGGCCTGCTGGTAGGTTTCCCAGTTTTCCGTCATCTCTTTGAGCATGGCCTGATTTTCCTTGCTCAAATGCTGAAAATTCTTGTCGTTGCTGTCCACGAACTCTTTCAGGGCTTCCATGTTCAGCTCGTTCCCTTCGAAAAGTTCGGGGAGCAGGTCCTTCAGCGATTTGTATCTGGCAGACCGGAACCAAGTGCTGTGCCGGGTTTGTACCTGCATATTGGCGACGGAATCGGCCGCATCCTTCCATTCTTTGTCTATTTTGTTGAGATTGGCAAGTCCGGTGTTTCCCGTCCCGAGTTCCACGAATACCTCTTTCCCTCTGTTTTTGACCTCCTCGAGCGTTCCGTTGTATTTGTCGAGGGCGTCGTTCATGGCTTCGAGGTTGCTCAGATAGTTTCCCCATTCGTTCGTACCGAATATCATGGAGAAAGCATCCGAGTTGATCCGCGCGCGTTCGTTCATGATGCGCAGCTCTTCGTTGAACTCCTTCGCCAGACGCAGGTTGCGTTCCATCGAGGTTTCGCCCTGTCCGAAAAGTCCCACTATCGACGATATGAGACCGATCCCGGCGGATACGCTACCCATGATATTCCCGAAAGATGCGCCTTGTTCCCCGATTTTGTTCACGCTATTGGCGAATTGAGCCGCATTGGTGGATACGTTAATCAAGGTATTCAGCGCCCCGGCCAGCCCTTCATCGAAATCGCGGATATTCTCTACCGCAGACCTCGCACCCGATGCGATCGCCTCGAAAGCGGTTGCGGCATTCGACCAATTCCCGTCATTGACGGATTTTCCCGCATCTTTGGAGGCGCTTTTCAGCTTTTTGAGCTCTGCGTCGAGTTTGACGATTTCTCCGCGCAGTTTTGTCCCTTCCTCGGAATCCGACACGGACAAGTCGTCGTATGCCTTGCGTGCGGCCTCTAACTTTTTCTGCGTCTCGGATATGAGCTCCTCGAGGGCTTTTACCGTCAGCGAAGATAGTTCCTGCGCCCAGGTCGAGCCTTCCACCTCCAATTCGGCGAGCGTTCGCTGCTTTTCGGCTTCCAGCACTTTCCGCTCTCCCTCCGTGCCGGCTTCGGCGATTTTACGGTCGTATTCGTCCTTCGTAGCCTGCAACCGCTCGCGGAAGTTGCCGTATTGTATCATGTATTCGTTCCACGACTGCCGTTCCGAAGCGAACAGATTGTCGATGTCTATATGGGGCAATGTCGCTTCTCCGAATTCTTTATTCCGTTGCGATTCATTGGCGTTGCGAACGGCGGCGAGTTGTTCCGCCTGTTCCCGGGTCAATTCACCTTGCAGCTTTATGATCTGCTGCTCGGCATTGTTGATGGCTTCGGCCCGACGTTGATAATCGAGGTTTATCTGTGCGACCTTTTTGGCCGTCCCCTCCTGCATCGAATCTATTTCGGCTTGCAGGGCATCGTCACGCAGCTTTTGAAGGGCCTTTTCAAGGTCATTCAAAGTCTTTTCCTGTTCCGAAGCTGCTTTTTGGGCGTCTTGTTCAGCTTTGCGGCGGGCTTCTTCAGCTGCTTTATTTTGTTCCTGCCATGTTTGTGAGGTGAATAATTTGCTTGCGGTTGATGCGAGTCCTTCGCTTTGCCTATCTATTAAATCAATATATTCTGTATAATATTTTACGCCGCTTTCTTTTAACTTATCATATAATTCTTTATTATTTTTTTCTAATGTTTTTTCTACAGCTTTTTGGGCTTCATTCATCGCCTCAATATATGATTGTAATATTGCTGTAAATTCTTCATCTGTTTGTCCTTTCTGACGACCTCGTGTTAAAATAGCATCATACTGTTTTTTTATACCGGATAATTGTTGATATGCAGGTATTTGTTCAATTGTTACTTTTTGTTCTTGGAGCTTGGTTATTTTGTTTTTTGCCGCTTGCGCCTTTGCTACTTCAATAATTGCATCTCGCAAGCTCTCATAAGCTCCGATCGCATTTCCGACCATGACTTGCTCCGCGGCCATATTCCCGAAATAAGCAGGGTAGATGTCTTGCAACTTCTTAACGGCTTCGGCCCGTTCCCGATATGGTTTCGATAGATCGGTTGCTGCCTTATATAGCAGATTGAGTTTTGTAATCTCGCTTTGTGCGGCGATACTCCCTTCCGCCATCGTTGCGTGAAACTGTTCGGTGGCAACTCTTGCCGCATCCACGGCTTTTTCCCCTTTGAACAGCGAGCCGACCCATTCGGCGATTTCCTTGCCGTAGAGCGTCAAAACGGTGATGCCGGCGACGAGGGCTGTCTGCCACGATATAATAGACGATAGCACCTGTTTCCAAACGGGCGTGAACGACTGTCCGGCATTTTTGAGCTCTTGCACCCGCTGTTTTGTCAAAGCGAGTTGATCGGCCAAAATAGGCAAGTTATTCGATATGGCGAGAAAAAACGTCTGCGGGCTTACGGCCAGCGACGGCAGTTCCCGTGCGACCTGCTGGATCGAGAACGACAATCCGTTCCAACTCGAGGCATAGTTGCCGACATTACGCTGATGATTGCCGATAGAAGCGTCCAGCTCCTTAATCTTCGTGTCGAGGGTCTGAATGTTTTTGAGCAGGTTTTGTCCTAACGTACTCTCGCGTTCTTCCTTGTTGAGCGATCTGTAAACGATCCGCATTCGGGAGAGTGCCTGCGACATTTCATCCATCGAACCTTCCGCGACTTGTTCCAGTTTGATTTGGTTAGCTACTTCTTTCCGCATTCGCGAAATAGCCTGCTTATTTTCTTCATAAGCCAAAGAGAGGGAGGTCCGGCGAGCAATTTGTTTATCCGTCAATGTAAATCCATCTCGTTCGGCCTTATTCAATGCGTCATATTGGGCCTTCAAGCTTCGATTCTCGGCTTTCAACCGTTCGATAAGCTCGATGTTTTCACGCTTTGCAAGACTTACGGCGTGCAACTCCTCCAATAAGTCCCTCCACGCCTCGGTTTCCGCATTGACGGCCTGCACCCCTGCGGCGGAGCCGGCCGACGACGGGGCGGCGGGCGATGCGGCGGTCGGTTGCGAGACCGTTTTCGCCGCCTGGTTCTGCATCTGTGCGATCCGCTTCATGGTCTGCTCGACGCGGGCCTCCATTTCGGCGATTTTACGGTTTATGACGTCGAACTCCTTCGTCCCCGAAGGAATGTCGGCCAAGACCTCTTTCAACCGTTTGAGCGAGGCGATAAAGCTGTTGAGCTTATCGGTCTCGGCATTTATTTTGAATGATAGTGCGCTCATCTTCTTTTCCTCCCTCTTCTTGCGGCCATTTCCTTGCCGCTGCCTTTGACTATTTTCTGTTCATCGCCCACGAGAGACCGCACCTTATCGGTCATCATGAGTAACATGGTGGGGTAGTTGATCTCCTCGAATGCTTCCCGGTAGGAGATGTTCAGGTGTTCCATCATCGTGGCCATGATGCCGGCGATCGTGTTGTTGCCGACGGTTTCCGTGATAGCTTTTTTGCGTGTCTTGTCGATCTTTACCGCGCTCAGCAGGTCGCTGCCCGTGATGATGCCGGCTATCGTTTCGGACGCTTCCCGGATTTGCGGATAGTCGGCGTAACGGTTGGCATACCAAAGGAACAGGCGTTGCTTCCATCGTTGCCGAAACAGCAGTTTCGATACCGCCTCCAGCGAGTATTGCTGTCGGCCGTCTATGGACAGATCGGTCCGTTCCTTCGAGAACGCCCGGGCGAGGTCCTTGATGCGGGGCTGGTAAACCCGAAAGTTCAACCGCCCGATACGGATTGTTGCATAGTGTCTGTTGAGCAATGATGCCGCAACGATATTGGCGGATTTACTCATGGTCTTTCGAGATGGACGCAGACAGTTGTTCCATGACCGCGCCGATGCCTGCCATATCCTCCAGCGGAATCATCCGCAGGGTCTTGTTATAGGCATCGAACAGTTCGGGCAATGTCGCCCTCTTAGAGAATCTGCGCCTCAGATATAGGCAGCGCAGTTCGCTGAATAGGTTTCTGCTCCCTGAAATGCCCAAAGCGACGCTTTTGCACATTGCGGCGAGGCATCCTATGCTCTCGTCCGGTTCTTTTTCGACGTCCCGTGCCTGCATGATGCGGATAGCGGTCCGCGGGGACATTCTGTATATGCCGTATCCTCTTCCGGCGATGCGGAAACTGATGAAATCCATGTGTCGAATGGTTAAAGCAAAGGGGCGAAGGGCTTACGCCTCCCGCCCCTTTGCCGATGTGATGATGTGTGCCTATTTGCCCGGTGCGCTCATTACCGATGCGCCATCCGTTACCTCCGAAGCGTCGAACCAGTATTCGGAAGATACTTCGGCATTGTCCGGCTCCAGCGCCGTGGCGACGACGTTGATAGCGACGGCTCCGTCCGTTTCGGCATTCCGCGCCACGATCGAGGCTTTCGGGAATACGCAGTATTGATCGTCTTCCGTGAGTGCGATCATGCACTTCTCGATGTCCGTAACGCCGCGGGCCCGTTTCCAGGTCTTTTCTGCGCCGGTCCCGCCCATGAATTCGGCCTTCGTCTTGTAGTCGTACTGCCCGATGGCGAAGTTCATGGTGACTTCTCCCATCTCTTTCGACTGGCGATATACGCCGTCGGTCAGTTGATTTTTGTATTGCGTCGTGGAAGGCTCGGCTTCGTCGAGGCTCCACGTGTCCTGATGGACATTCGGGACCTTCTTGGTGGTAGGGTCTTTGAGGATGGAGCCCAACATCGTCCCCGTCAGGTCTCCCGTGACCTTCGCCGGATCGGCGTACCAGATATTCTTTATACCTGTTGCTGTGATTGCCATGTTTTCAGTCTTTTTTTACGTTTAACACTCTGAACAGGACCCGAACATAGACGTAATGGCACCCGAGGTCTTTATCCTCTTCGCAGCCGATATTCTCATATCGGTAGCGATATGCCGATCCGTCCCGTGTCCCATAGGTCCACTCTTTGAATTTGGCCTTCGCGGCCCTTTCGAGATCATCCAACCGTTGCAGATTCGCGTCTCCTTTGACATCCGGCACGCACAGATTCACCGATACGTAACAGTTTTCCCAATAGGTGCCGGGCGATTGCTCGGATGGTGTCACCACTACAATGCGCTCGCTCTTTATCCGGCCTTCCGGTGCGGCCCAGGAGGTGAAAATCCCCTTGATGCCGAAATCCGAGCAGTCCCGGACCAAAATGTTGCGTGCGTCTCCGGTGGTTATCATGTCGTTGTTGCCTTAGAGCCAAAGTTTGGTGTACTCGTAGCGTTGGCCGCTTTTGAAGTAACCTTGTACGGGATACGATACCGAATCTTCCAGCGTGGAGCCGACAGGAGTGTCGGGGCGGCGGTCGAATATGTTTCTGCCGTGCCGGTCGAGAATCCGCACCTCTTCGTTTTCTTCGATGGGGCGGACATTCGCCGGCATGATCACCTCGTAGGTGTATTCGATCGCTTTCCCGTTCGGCGATTCGATGAACCGGGCCTTTCCGTCGTAACGGGCATTGCATCGGCTCACCGTCTGCCACTCTTCCCTGGCGGAGTTCCAGCGTTGAAGCGTATAGGGAAATCGTATCATAAGAATCTGACTGTCGGTTGCGGATTGAACTCGTCGGCAATATCGGTCAGGCCGTTATCCTTTGCGAGGGCGTGGATGCGGCGGCGCAGTTCTTCGGCATCGTAGCCGAGAGAATATCCGCCGTTGCCTTCGGACGTCAGAACGACAAGCTGCTTCAGGATGTCGATGGCCGCTTTCGCCACCGATACCTTGTTGCCCGGCGCGTACTCTTCGTCCGCCGGCAACTCCGCGTCCATGCAGGCTACTGCAATCAGGTCGTCGCCCACGTCATAGGGATAGAGCCGTGCCGATATTGCTTCCGAATTGGTCATCTCAGGTCCGTTTAGGCGTTACCGTCGTTCCACGAGGTATTCTCCGTGTTGATGTAGTACAGCGACTGCCGGTTGATGAGTGCCGGCATGATGTACGCTTCGGCCAGAGTGACCTCGAGCATCGGGTTCAGCTCCGAATAGCGCGTGATCTTCACGTTCTCGCGGTATGCTTGCAGGGCATCGGTGTCCGAAACCTGCGGGACGTCGCTCCACCAGGTCCAGCCGAGCTGCGGTGTCGGCGACAGCACGGCGACATGCTCCGCCCACGGCTTGTAGGTCGTCTGGCTGCCGTCGCGTGCCTCCTGCTTGACGTAGGAATCGATCACGATGATCTGCGGATACCCTTTCGAACGCATGTAGGTATTCACGAGGTCGATCGTGAGCGTGTCGCCGCTTGCCAGGCCCGTCGCGGTGAGCACGACGGGCGAAACCCGCTTGACGGTCTTTTCGCTCATCAGCAGTTTGTCGAAAGCCGCCTGTCCCATGATAGCGTACATGGGCCGGCTGAAGCCCTCTTTTTGGATGGCTCTCTGCCCGGCGATGATGTCGCCGAGCGGATCGCTGCCGGAGGATGCGCTCCACTTGTTTTTCACGCCGGTTTTGTGTGCCGAGGGGATGTTGAAGTTGATCAGTTCCTGCGTTACCAAGTCGTTGTTGTTCTCGGTTTTGAGTACGATTTCGGCCTTCGATCCGGCTTGGAGGGCCAGGTCTTCGGCGCGATAGTTCACGCCGTTGTAGCAGAACTCCACATCTTCATAGACCATATCCACGAGCTGGAGCGCCACATTGGGGTTGCCGCTCGACTGCGCATAACTGCGGAGGATTTGGTATTCCTTGATCTGCTTTTCGTCCTTTGCCCGTGAAATTGCGACTTTCGCAACCTGGCCGCTCCATGCGCCGATGGTCTTGCGTATTTTCTGCGGCGCCTTCGCGTTGAACGCGACCACGTCTGCACTCACGGGGATTCCGTCGTTCCCTTCCAAGGACTTGATGTCGAGTGTCGGGGTGTAACGCAGGGGGAACAGCGTCGGCCATGCCAGACCGGCCCCCGGCATGTACGAGTTCAGTTCGGCCTGCATATCGACCTGCGAAAGGTCGAAAAGGGGTTTTCTCATGTCTGCCATGGCTAAACGAGATTAATGGATTTGAGACTTGCGAGAATTTCGGGGGCGATGTTGGTCGTCACGGCTCGGACGCTCGCACCGTTGACGAGGCGCACGAAGTTGTTTACCGTGCCGCCTTCGAGCTTGTTGCCCGTCAGATAGGCCGGTGCATAGACCGCCTCCGCGCCCGATGCCTTCGCCGCTTTCGCCTGATAGCCCTTCGTGCCCACGGCGACGGTCGCGCCGAATGCTGCGGTCGTCAGCACGTCTTTCGAGGCATCCGAGCTGTTGATCGCGGAGATGGCGACGGCCTTTCCGCCGAAAGCGATGAATTCACCCTGTTTGAATCCGGAGCCTTTCGCGATTTCGATAGTCGTGTCCTCGGCTCCGATGGCCTTCACGAGCGTCGCGCCCTTGATCGGCTTGTAGATGTTTCCGGTTGCCAATCCGACGACGGACCCGGCCGGCAGGTCGCCTTCGAGGTCCGTTACATCGACTGTGCCGCCGCCTTCCTTCTCGGAAAATACCACCTCGAACACCACTTTGTCGGGTTCGGGTGCATCATAAAATTTGTTTTGCAAACTCATGTCGATTGTTTTTTGATTTATAGACCTTTGATCGCCGATGTCTTGTAACCCTCGGCGGCCTTCTTGCGATCCAGTCGGGCCGCCATCGCCGCAGACGTCTTGTCTCCGCTTTCTCCGCCTCCGAAAAGGGGCGGGGCCGATCCTACGCCGCTTTTGACGAACATTTTGGCTGCTTTAGAAAGCACCTGATCCACATCATCGTCGGGGTTGATCCTGATGATGGAGAGCATGTCGTCGTCGAGCCCCAGCGCGCGGGCCTTTTCACGGATTGCCGCAGCTCGTTGCGCCTGCGTCTGCGCCGCTTCGAATCCCTCGATCTTCTCCGTGTAGGGCTTCATGGCAGTCTGGATAAAGGATTTCATCCGCTCCTCGAATGCCTCGGGATCGAAAGTCCGGGGATTGCTCTTGCCTCCGGGTTCGGGTTGCTGCTCTCCGCCCCCGGGCGCAGGGACTACGGGTTTTCCGTCTTTTAGGTTATGCCGCCTCTCGTAGTTGCGTACTGCGGTCTGCGAAGCATCCCCTGCGCGGTAGTCGCCGTAGCTTTGTAACACGTCCGGAAACCCGATCCCCTCCGCAATGGCAGGTAATTGAGCTTCGTCCGTCACGTTCTCGGCCTTCTTCGTAGCGATCCGGTCGAGGATTGCATCGTCAACCCCAACGAATTTGGTTTTGAGCAATGCCAGGAGTTTTTCTTTCATGTTCTTTCGTTCTATATGGTTTGGGATAAGTCCTCCTATCCGCATTAAAAAAGGTCTGCCGGCTGATGCCAACAGACCTACCTAACCTGACAATTACATGGAAGTAGTTTCGTTCTATGTCTGTTGGCCTATATCTTCATAGGCTCCGCGACAAAAATCTGCATGTTCGGCACATTGTGCAAATTTTTTTGCGGAAAAATTCAATAAAAGCCGGGGAATTTATCCATGCCGGTGGAATATGGGCGATTGTGTTCTGTTCGTTCGACTATCCTTCGGGAGAAATCCCCGGATTTGGCTCCTGATTGTTTAATTGGTTTGATCGAGCCCTTTCCGATTTCAGCCGCTCCATTTCGGTTTTCGGGTCTTTGATCCGCGGATTCTGATAGACTGCGGTCTCCTGGCTCATCGTTCCGGCATCGATGGACTTCCGGATGATGTCGAGCGTATCGGAAACATTGTCGGGCATAGGTGTCGAGAATTGATAGCCGATTTTTAATGCCTCGAGCTGCCCGTTCAGCTTCAATTCGGGATGAAGCACGCCGACAATGGCTTTCACGACGTTGATTTCCCGGTCGATCAGCGTTCCGTAGTAGTCCTGGTAGTTCTTGGCCTTCAGCTCAGGGAAGAAGAACATGTATTCCCAGCTGACGCCGCTCGGAATCTTCATCTCCTTGATGACGTCCGATGCGGGGTTTACGGAATAGGTCATGCCGTAGATGAACGAATCGAGCGTGTCGCATTCGCGTTTGCGGTTCTCGGGGGCAGAATCGTATGTCAGATAGTAGACTTTGCCTCCGTTCTGTGTCTGGATGATTTGTGCCGGATCGTCCGGATTGAGAGAACCTGCCACGATTCCTTCGCCGACCACTTTCGGATTGGCGAAATAGTCGTTCATGTCGGCATCGTTGCATTGTATCGCTTCGCGTCGTTCGATCAAAGCCTGCACGTCCGCCCACTCCCGCTCCTGCATGTAGAGAAGGACCGGGATTTTCCCGATGAAATTCTTTTCCGGGACAACTTCCCACCCGACGGCGCGCCGTGTGCAGCGGAAGATCGTTTCCGCGGTATAGATGTCGCAATGAATCTCGTCGTTCCCCTCGTCGTCCTGTATGGTGAATTGGCGGACAAAGAGCATCAGCCGCCCGAAATCGTCGAATTTATAGTAGATGTCGTCCCCGAGCGATTTTGCGAGGACCTTCACCATCACCTGAAGCTCGCCTTCGGGCGAGAGATAGAGATGGTACAGTTTGGCGCACAATGTTTCGGATCCGGCTTTGGTCTTGCATTCCCGCATGTTTGAATCGAAGCGCGTCGTTTTGAGAATCTCCAGGAATCGTTCGTAGGCTTCGGCGGCTTTGCTCGTTCGGATGGTCTCTCCGTCGGGTCCGGAGGCCTCTACTACGTCCGAAAGATCGGAAAACTGCACGGGCGAGCCGAACAGGAAGGCAGTGGCTTGCATGTTGATGACCTTCTGAAACGGGATGGGTAGTTTGGCCGTGATGATGTCCGGCTTGCCTTTCTGGTGACGATCCGGACGTTTCGTCACATCGTGTTTTGTCGGGTCGTATTCTTTGAGGGCTTGCGCGATTTGCCCGTTGTGTGTCGTCATTTTGCCCAGCAACCGGGACACGTCGCCGTTCCGTATGAGATCGACGAGCTTCTGTTTGCGGCCCAGCGCTGCGTTGAATTGATTGGTGAGGGCTTGTGTGATTTGTCTGATCGTTGCCATATTATAATCCTAAGTCTTCTTTCGAAAGAGGGCGTATTTGATTGTAGTCGAACCATACACGCATCAGCAGCGCGTCCCTCCAGTCGGGGGAGCGTCCGATGTCCTGCTTGATCTCGTCTTTGGGCTTCAGGAACAGTTTGCGGTCGTTGTCCACGTTCCAGGTCTGAAGCTGTTCCAATTCCTCGATGATTTCGTCTTTCTGATCCTCGGACAATTCGCAATCGAAGGACATGGCGAAGGAGTTGATCTTGTCGGCCAGCTTGTATCCGCATTGCGTCTGGAGGTTCGAGAAATTCTCTCCGTTGAGACATTGCGAGTTATTGACGAATCCGCCGATCCGGCACATATCGACCACTCCGCCGCCCACTCCGTCTTCGTCGGCGATGATCCGATAGCGGGGGATGCGGTGTTTGGCGGCCAATGATTCGATGCAGGCGGCGATTTCCGTAGTGGCGCTTCGGTCGAACGACACTTGTTCGATGATCGCCCAGCCGTCCCACACGAGGATTCGCGCCCGGTCGGAACCGAAGCGGGCAATATCCGCCGTGATGTATTTGATGCCGGTGCGGGCATGGATTTTCGGATAGAATATCTCGCGGATGTCGTCATGCGAGCATAGGGCATTCGGATTGTCGTCGTAATCCCAGTTTCCCTTCAGCAACCGTTCTTTCTTGACCTTATCGGTCGTGGATTTCAGCGCTTCGATATAATCCTTTTCGATGAACGGGTTGTCCTGGACGAGTGCGGCGAGGTATATTCGGTAGGGTGGGAGCGTCCCGGCCTTCGCCGGTTTGTAGAATGTCGAGTGCATCCAGTTCTTCTTCGGGTTACACGAGATGAACAGTTTGCGCAGGATTCCGTATTTGTCGTTCAGGTGACGCCCGATGCGGGTTTTGAGCGTGTCGTAGGCTCCGAAGTTCACTTCGCCGCCCTCCTCGATCCATCCTCCGGTGTATTCCACCGAACCGTAGCGTTCATAGAGGGGATCGGACGGAAGATAACGCAGATCGAGCAGGTCGATGCGGCTGCCGTTGGTAAACTGAATGTAATGATCCTGCCCGTTGTATTTGAAATTCAGGTCACGCACGATGCCGTATTGTGCGCAGACCTTGAAAAAGGTGATAAGCGTCGATTCCCGCAGGCGTTTCAACTCTTCGCGGCCGATGAACCATTTCGTCCCCGGGTAGCACTGCGACATGAATGCCAGCCATGTGCAGCCGGTCCACGATTTCGCACCTCCGGCGGCTCCGCCGTATAGGAATTCCGTGTGGGTGTCGTCGGTAAGAATGCGCAGGGCCTCCTCCTGCTTGGCATGATGCCCGTGTTCCGACCGGGTGATGAAGCCGAAGATTCCCCGCCGGAACATTTCGCATTCTATAGCCACACGGTCAGCAACCAGTTTATTTATCGGATTCACCATCGGCGGCCTTTTGGATTATTGAAAACGCCTGCTTCAGATCGTCATCCGACAGACGGGAGTAGTCTATCTTTGCCGAAACCTCGATCGGTGCGCCATCCTTACCGGTTACCTCCTTTTTCTCCGGGGCATTATATCCGAGCATATTCACGATACTGTCGAGAGCCTTCTGTTTGTCATAGCAGATGATCTTAACCATTTCATCGACCAACTCGTCGCCCATCGGGGTGGTTCTCTTGGTCTGCTTGGTCTCTATCGACTTAATGCAGGCCTTTTCGTCAGGTGTGAGGGCCTCGAAATCCTTCAAGGCCATCCAGCCCGTGCGGATCTTTGTCGCATCCGAGAAGGCGATTTTTTGATGTTCCCGGATGATCTGAAGGGCTGATATTCCGGCAGCTTCGGCAAGGTGATCCTTCAAATAGGCTATCCTTGCGGCAACCTTGCTATTAGCTAATTGGCGGCTGGCGTTCTCCCAAACAGTAGATTCACTCATTTTTGAGCAGTCGTAGGCAAAGCGATACGCCTCGGAAGCGTTCCCGCATTCGAGGTACTTGTTGCAAAACTTCTCCTGTTTGATCGTCAGCTTTTTTGCATCTGCCATGTCTTTTCGTCTGAATCGTGTTTCCTATGTACTTCATAGGTTCAGAGGCAAAGGTGCGGTGCTTCGGCACATTGTGCAAGAGATTGGGTGAAATGAAATCAGAAAAACATTCAAAAAACTTTGTTGGAGGAATAAAGATTAGGTGAGGAATGAATATTTTGTTTTTTTTTGTAGATTTGTACCGAAAGTTATAGGTGGAATGTAGAGTATGATTGTATTCAGATCTTGATTTTTCTGTTAGCTGTAAGAAATAATACTCATATTTTTGCGTTGCTAAAGTAAATATCATATATAATGAAAGCGAATCGAATATCTATCTCTTTCGTGGGGGTATTTAGCAAGATACAAATGATGATTCCTCAATTAAATTCTGATTTTTGTCAGAATATTTTTGAGGAACCAGATTCTACTTTGTCAGCTCTTACTCCAACGGGATTTGTTATAAAACATCGGGAAAAAGTGTCCCCTGCGATAGCGATTACGCCTCAAAAAGTTATTGTTTCTGCCGTAGACTTGGATAAATTGGTTCGATATGTAGGAAAATTACAATCCGAATTGAAGAAATACGAATTTGCGGCATATGGATTAAATCAAGAGATTGAATGGATTGATTTGGATAGATCTGCCAAAGAGTGGCTTTTTAATCAATTTATTCGTGAAGATCTGAAAATAGAGAATAAACCGGCCGTTTGTGGTAAATTGAATTTACAATATATCATAAACGATAAAGAGCAATTATTTTTGGATTTCGAGCCGCGGATAAACGTGGATAATGGAATATTTGGATCAATTAATCATCATAATCAATATCCAATATTCGGTTTCCCGAATGAAAAAAAACTTAGGGAACTTTTTATGGATTCTGAAAAATTGGTTAATAGCTATTTAGATGCATTAATTCATTAGTGTCATTATGAATACGAGCAGCAATTTATCTCTTGCTGGAAAGTTGTCAATCATAAGTATACTTTCCTCTGCAAATCCTGTTGAGATATTATCACAAACAATCCGGCCTTCGGCTTCTGTATTCTGCATGCAGAACGATGTCATAGATGTAAAACAGACAGATACGGCGTCGATTGATTTTAGTGAAATTATGATACCTAAAAAATCTTTTGTAGCACGCTATAAACGGATATCTGAATCTCTTGAATTTAAAAGTGCGTATGAGGGTCGTAGCCTTGGTGAACGTATCTTGGTTGAATAGATGTCATGGAGTGGCTCAAAAAATTAGATTCCATAGAAGAATTGACCCAAGGGTCAATCGTTGATGGAGTTGATTGGGGGGATGGAGACAATGATCCTTTAAGTATTGTGCTGTCCAATGCATGCGATTTGGAGCATGACGGGCATTGCTCTTACTTGATTGTTGCTGCAATGTATCAGGCGGGGGATATCATTAGGGCTTCAAGGGAATATAACGGTATTATACAAGGAGCAGATCTTGCCGATATATCTAAAAGACAACGAATTCAAATTGAACGGTTATTTTTGGACTATATTCACAATAGAACTATTAATAGATATTTTTTCATAGATTGTTCTAACATTGAACAGGGTTTATATTTAGTTGTTGATTTTCAGAGAATCCTCTCTGTAAAGTATGAGGCAAAGGCCTATTTGACCCCTGTTGCAAATTTGATATCTCCTTTACGAGAACATATGATGATGCGATTTGTTAGTTATACAGCTCGCATACCAATAGATCGGGTGAGCGATGACAAAGGACAAGAAATAATAAGAAGTATGTTATAATAAAATATTTACCCGAAAGGCCGAGGCTAAAACCTCAGCCTTTTCTTTGTTTTCTCGAACCGACCTTATACGGTCGGTCCCGCTGCTTCGTACTTCATTTTTCTGCTTCGGATGATTTCCAGAATCACCCGGTCGCCGTCGAGAATCAGCATTCCGTGTCGGCGGGGATCACCGCCTTTGGTTCGGTGCTCTGCTTCGCATTCGGTTCGGATGCGGACACAGCGGAAACCTGCGGCCTCGAAAGCCGATCCGATCAGCGACAGGTCGCTGCGCTTGGAGGCGCAGTACATGCGCGGAATCGCCGCCTCGATGCGGCCCATGTGTTCGATGCAATTTTTCATGGATGTTTAGCAATAAAAAACTGCGTTACGAGTTGCTCGGCCTTCCATGCAAGCCGTCGGGCGTTTCCGCTACCGAACTCGACGCAGTTAAATTCAACTGTATTATAGATACAAAATACCCTTATATTCCGGACAAAATTGTATCACATGGAAGTTTAGCAATGCAAATCTACGAATAAGTTTTAATCCGCCAAAATTCGGCAATAAATTTGTTTTGCAACTAAAAAATAGTTACATTTGCGTTGTAAACAAATAGCGATGGGGACAAAAGAAAAATTAATACAGCGCTTTGTGTCACAACCCAAGGATTTCACGTGGGATGAACTTGTAAGGTTGTTTGGCATCTTTGGATATGAAATAAGCAATAAAGGGAAAACAAGCGGTTCTCGTGTGATTTTCGTCAAGGGAGAAAGTTCTTATACGGCACACAAGCCCCACCCTGACAGCATAATCAAAAGCTATGTAATAAAACAGGTGTTAGAGTTCCTTAAAAACAATGAATTGATATGAATACGATGAATTATAAAGGCTACATAGGTAGCATAGAGGTCAGCGAAGAAGATAATCGCCTTTTCGGAAAGGTTCTTGCCTTGCCGCACGATACGATGATTACTTACGAGGGAGAAACAGTAACGGAACTTCGCGATGATTTTCACGGTGCGGTGGATGATTATTTGGCCTATTGCGAAGCAGAGGGCATAGAGCCTCGAAAAAGTTATTCGGGAACCTTGAATGTTCGCATATCACCTGAAACCCACAGAAAAATAGTTATACTTGCCAAGCAAGCGGGAATTTCAATAAATGCATTCATCAAATCCGCGGTAGAGAAACAGATTGCAACAATGCTGTGATTGAGTGATATTACAGAATATTATACAATAAAACACCCTGGCTATTGAAAGTCAGGGCGTTTTATTTAGCAATTTTTATTTGTCCGATTTAATTTTCCCATTTTGCGCGGCATTTTGTATATCACGCAAAGGGATATAAAATTTAGTTTGCGTTGGTGTATAAATACCGAATGTTATACCTGAAACCAACAGGTTTAGAAAGCTATGGTTTGTTTTTACTACGAAATCTTCCGCATTGTTCACGTATTCTGCGGCTTCGAGTTTATTCTTACCTACCGGAACTAATCCTGCAATCAAGTGGTGGTTCCACTCTTGATTCACCTGTACCAAAGGTTCATTGGGTTTTACATTCCCGTGCAGGATACGTGTGCTGTAACAAGAGGTCATACTTAATGCTATGCCAAGTACCCCCCCCCATAATAAAAATCTCTTCATAATCTTGTATATAATATTAGGTTTGGTTGAACAAATATAATAAATTCCTCTTCCCTGCAAAATAAAGGGGCGACTGTTCTACGCTTTGCCCACCTTATTCTATTTCAACGTGCCCTCCTGTTTCGTCTATATAGATATGGACAAATTTAACTTCACGAGTTCCGTCATAATCCGTGCGAATGACCTTAAACCGATGATCGTTTATCTCTTTCTGTAAATATTCGGTCGTGTATTTGGGCTCGTGCGTAAAATCATCCGTGCTTTCTTCAAAAAGAACGATCGTTTGCGGTTCTTCGATGTTATCCAAATGACAGTTGGCATATTCCACATACGCATACAACTGATTATAAACCATCCATTCGCTGGGGTCATTTGTATGCACCACAATATTCCCATTTTCTATTGCGTAATAGAAATTCGAATTTTCAGTTTCGAAATTAAAGACAGGTTCGCTGTTTGGAATATCGTATAATATGAAATTGCATGAATAACTATATCTGTTTGTTTTTGATATAATCACATGGCTGTTATCATATTTCTGACAAGAAGCCCCAAGATCGTGATTATCCCCCTCTCCGATATTGTATCTCGTATGCTTGTTATCCGCATAGCATGTTATCAAATCCCAATAAGATAAAGTATTATCATTGGAAATATACGCCATTATGAATGAAAAGCAATCTGGAAATACACATAGATTATTTATAAAATGGCTAATGGCTGTATTGTATGAAGGATATTCCCATTGAATCGTCTGTCCGTATGCAGTTGTTATTGGTTTGTCGTCATCGGTAAATTCATATAACAGTTTGTTCGATGATTTGTCGAATACAGCAATCCAAAAATCGGATCTATCCTTATATCCCGTTAAGATAATCGTATTCGGCCATTGTGGCAATTCCGGATAAGATGCAATGCCATCTTTTATACCATACCAATTAAGATTAGAAAGCCTGTTTTTGTCAATGCCATTTAATTCGAGCAGCTGCTCGATGGGCGAAAGTTCCGGTTTCTCTTTGGTTGAGGATTCGGAGCAGGCATAGAACCCAAGAAGCGCTGTTATTATAAAGAATAATTGTTTCATGATAGCTGCTATAAAGAGAACCTATTTTTTACGTTTCATAGTATGCTTTAATTTTAGCACGGCAAAATTCAATTCTATTTCGGTCTCCGTATCCGTTGTCTGCATATCCTCCCCGAACAGATCGGCCATGATTTCACCGCTTTTCTGCATCAAGGTCTTCTGCTTGAACTCGTCCGGGTTTGAGGACATCTCGCCGATAGTGCGGGACAGTTCGCGAAGTTTGGCGAAAGCCTCGATGATCGCAATAGTCGTTTGCGTAGCCCGTTCGCTTTTCAGAATTGTAGCCAGCATGTAGAGCCCTTTTTCAGTGAATGCCTTCGGTGTAATCGGGGAAAATTTGAGCCGGACAAGGTGGTGAAAATTTTCCACCACATACTGTTTTTCAGATTGTTGAAGCTCGAATATGTATCCATCAGGAAACTTATCCGGGTTGTTGCGGACTGCTTCTGTGTTAAGTTGTATATTTTACATTGTAATTCGTATTTTTATTATGAATAATTATGATCTGGGTTTCAAATCTAATTGACGATAAATATCAAAATACTGTTGAGATATTTTTTTTGTTTCTGAATCTGTTATTTTCCCATCTTTCTTTTTTTGAAGACAATTTTGCAGTTCTACGATCGCATTTTTTAATATGATATTCTGAAAACGACCTGCCAATTTTCCACATCTATTTATGTATTCTTGCTTAATGTGTGGAATCTCCGTAATAAACTCTATCGTATCAGCTATTACTTTGATTGTTTTTGCTTGTGCATAATCTTTATAACTAATTTCTGCATATTTATATAATGCATCAAATATATAATCAAAAGATTCTTCTTTTTTGTTATTATGGGAATTGACAGATGCTCGTAACATTAAATTTTCAGCATCCATATATATTTTAAATGCAGATATGTCATCTTGCATTTTCAAAGCAGATTGTTCAATATTATTTATCTTGTCTATTTTATCCTTTATGTCTATTGTTTGCCATATTTGCCAACCAACAGCAAAAACTATTAAAAGACTTACTATGCTAATACATGCGGATATAAAAGTATTAGGTTCAATAATTGAGAATTGAAATGTATTTGCTATATGAAATGATGCTTGAATTAGGGTGACTATTAATGCTAACAGCGCAATATATATAGCATATTTATTAAGCTTTTGCATATTATTTATCAATAAATTTAGCAACAATCCTTATTAATTCCCCATTCTGCCGCATCACTTCGGAGTTTTGTTTGATGATATCGGAATTCTGCCGTATGATTTCCGAATTTTGTCCGAGAATAGTTTTATGTTCGTTTTCGCGGCTTTCAAAAAGGGCGTAAAATTTTTCGAGAATATTTGCATTTACTCCCGAATTTGGGGTAGTAGAACTTAACATTTCCCCATCACCAGTTAAAATCCAATCGAGATTCGCATTTGGTATTTTGGTTCTAATTTTAACCAATATGTCGGCTTTAGGCGAAATGGTTAATTTGTTCCCTTTGAAACTTTCATAGCTTTCACCTATCTCATTAAAAAATTTCGACACTTCAAAGTCTTGTGTTCTAACGAGTTCGAGGATTCTCCCTCTGATCGTAGTTAAATTTTTCCCCATTTTATTTGTTTTTGGTTCTTAAATGAACTATATTTGCATTGTGATTCAATTTTTGTATGGCAAATTTAATTACAAATAGCGAAAAATCAAGAGATAATGTTGTGACATTACTCTTACCCTTCGAGCGATATATTCAAAGTATCGCTAACCTTGAAGAACGCAAGCGACTTTGTGATACTTGCAAGCAGGCTATCGGTATTCGAAGCGACACTCAATTATGGAACTATCGAGTAGGTAATGTTCGACCTGATATGCTAAAGCGACGCGAGATAGCCAAGATCATCCGTCGTCATTCGGGCGACAGCAGCTGGATGGCCGACAACCTTTTTCCTGTGGAGTTTTACAAATAGAGTATATGAAAACGAGGTACAATAAATCGAAGATCATGCGCAATGCCTGGTTCCTGAGAAAGATTCAGCCGACGATGGCTTTCTCGGTTTGCCTTCGCAAGGCATGGCGCAACGAGAAGTTGGCGATGTTGGCCGCGAAGATCGAGGGCCGCAACCTCGCCGATGAAGATGCGCAGGCCAAAACGACGACTTATAACCCCGAGTTGCTGACGATTCCGGCCGACTACTACGGCGAGCGGGGGCGGTATTATGGAGACTGATTATGAGAACGAGCAGGATAAAGAACGAAAAAGGGACGCCGCAGCGTCCCAGTCCCGCCCCTCCGCCCTCGTCGGTTACAACCGGAAGGGCAACGAACGGTAGTGTTTCCGCACATTTTCGCGGCGTCCGAACCTAATGCGGGTATAGGCACGAACAAACACCACCTTCGGCCGATGAATACTGGTTCTATTCATGGCGTAAAGGGTTAAATGTTGATGGCATCAGTTTAACATCCCATTTGGGAGGACCACCAGCCCTGAGGGGGCAAGACAAAAGTAATTCTTTATTCTGCTTTTTTAAAATTAAAGGAATGAACGACATCACCAAATCGGCCGACAGGCTGGCCGCCCTGCTCGATGAACAGCGGGCATGTATCGAACGAATTATCGCAATACTCGACAAATAAACAATCCATGCTGGTAAAAAAGAACATAAGAAAGATCATCGTATCCCCGGAGGTGAAGAAGGAGATCGCCGCGGAGCTGGGATGCACGGTAGATACCGTTTACAATGCTTTGAATCTGACGGACCCGACGACCGGAGAACAACCTGACCGTATTCGCCGTATGGCGTTGGAGCGCGGAGGTTACAAAGGGACGACGATCAAGTGGATAGAGGAGTGATGACAAGGAGTGCATGGCGGAACAACGAGAGACGCAGGGAACTTGAAGCGGTCTGATGCAAAAGGAGGATAGAGCGTAATTCGCTCCTCGCCCGAACCGTATGGCAGGGATGCCGCCCCGGTAAGAAGAGACAAGAGCCGTAACGGCGTTCCCGGGGCAATCGACATTAAAGCATTGCAGGTGCAAGTCCTGCTGCACTCCCTCAAATAGCCACCCTATGAGGTGAGGGGTTCGATCGCTGGCAATACAACCCCAGCCGCAAGGCAGAAAGCGATCCGGCAGTCGGAGCCGCACCATTCCGACCGACGCCTGCAACGTATCTGCACTGTGTGCCGCCATTGAGAAGATGCGGCCGCGAGTAAGCGAATAGCCGAAATGCGCGAAAGACCGGCACGGGCTCCGAAGCTGCGACGACATGAGCGGCCAGGACCACCGGGACAAATCAAGCGCATTATATGCCATAGTGGGGTTGAATGTCTCCGCTATGGCGCTAATGCCCGGGCTGCAGGATTCATGGTAGTTTGCCATTGTTTGGAGATTGGTTGTGTGTGGCTCGGGCATCTTTTTGACAGACTTAAAACTTCGATGATATGAAACATGATCCGCAAACAAAGATTCTCGCCTACCTGGTAGTGGGCGGGAGGCTCACGGTGAGAAAGGCCGAGCGGCTTTTCCATACCACGGAACTCCGGCGTATCGTAAGCCGGCTTCGTCGCAAGGGATACACGATCAGCTCGGACAAGCTGAGTGCCGTTACCGAGGATGGACGGCCGACGCGGTTCAACGAGTATTACATGCCCCAGGCTGCGGACGCCTGCCAATAGTCCGCGATTGGCTTCTTCTTTTAATTTTAGGTTAGTAGTTTCCGTCCGCCAGCCGTGAGGTCCGCGGGCGGGCGGCTGCCCGAACCGAAGTCCTGCGTTAAGCGCGTGGGAGCGTGACAGGTTCGGGCGGCTTTTATGGAGGGCTACTGGTAGATACACCGGGACATGTATCCGGCAAGCGGCGACGCTTCGGGAGTTCGAATCTCTCACCCTCCGCACGCCTCCGACAGAATGTCGTAGCCGTATCGGCCTTGAAAGTGATAGGGAGCCGATGAATATTTATTTGCTTGCCTTTTTGATTGGCATGAAGCGCTGGAGGTAGCCAAAGAACCTATCTATTTGGTGTCGATCTTCGTATATCGGGGCGTGGTCGGCTTCGGAGTAGCAGCTTGAGACTATATGCAAGTACCTCGGTGACGGGAATAACAGACAAATGGTTAGTCCTTGGTATTTATGACCGTCTTTGTCGTATTTTTTACGTCCAGTTATCTGTGTTTAGGATATATCCGAACGAGGGAACGCATATTATTGAGCTATGGTGTAACGGCAACACCGCAGGTTTTGGTCCTGCTGTTCCCGGTTCGAATCCGGGTGGCTCAACAGGGAGCAATCCCTACGTTGTTCATTTGGTCCGGCTTCGAGATCATTCGATCAACGGAAGCGACAGAAGGTACATCCTTCGACATTCTGCGACCGAGTGAATGGAAGTAGCGAGGTCAAGGCGTCAGCCCACGAAACGGGCAAAGAACGCAAATCGGCGGCGCGAAGCATAGTACCGCCGCCACCGCGGGGGATTCGTCAAGTCCCCCGCATTTTTTGTAATCAAAATTTGTACGATATGCCGAAACCGATCACCGACAAATACGGGAACCTGCTGAAACCTATCCGTATCGACCGCAATACGTTGTTGTATGTCGCCCCGAAAGATGCGACCCAGGCCCGCGCCGAGAAGTTCCGCAAGGATGCGGAGCGGTCGCAGAAAATGGCGTTGAATCTGGTATGAGGTTCCCCGTGTCGGCACAATAAAAGCATGTTTTTTGCTGTTTATCAATAAATTATACGAATATGCGAGAGATTCTATTTCGGGGAAAGGCCGTAGAGAGTGACCCTGACATAGCTCCTGCCGATGGTTGGGTGGAGGGATTCTACTATCAAGACCTCTGCGGCGGTGAAGTCAAACATTTTATTGTATCATGCCCCTGTACCTGGGAGGTGGTTCCTGCCACCGTCGGTCAGTATACGGGGCTTAAAGATAAAAACGGCAAGGAGATTTACGAGGGGGATATTCTTGAGCACAACGGCAAAATTGTCGGGCATATCATTGGAGGTGTGCGTGGTTATTGTTATGACGTTATTTATAAGCAGCCATCACCTGAAAAAGATTGGAGTTTGTATGGTGTCGTGGTTAATGATTACAGGGGGGATGTCGAAGTTATCGGCAACATCCACGACAACCCCGAATTGCAGAAATAGCCGATCCGCTTGCCGTTATGTTTAAAAACCGGCAGGCGTTCGGCAATAAAAGTATGATTTTTGCAGTTTATCAAGAAAAAGTATATCTTTGCCATTGAGAAGATGTTTGTTATGAAAAACCTTTTCATCATATTCTTAGATAGTATTTTATACTTCTTTTCATTGGAAATCAATCCAATAGAGAGGTGTTGCGAACATCGCAAACGAAAGTCTGACATTGAGAATATGGCGCAGGATTGGTACAACGTAGGAAATGACATCAGCCGAGCTTATGAAAAATACAAATCCTGCTGAGAAAAATCACCTCGTGCAAGTTCAACAACATTATTCCGGACCACTTCCGCATCCGGATGCGTTGGCTCGATATGATGAAATCGTGCCCGGAGCAGCCGAACGTATTATAAGGATGGCAGAAAAAGAGATGGAACATCGGCACAGCACAGATGACCAATTGAATAAAAACGCTATTCGCGCTACGTATTTGGGAATCACTTTTGCGTTTATATCCGTGTTGATTCTTTCAGGCTCTGTGATTTACGCATTGTATAAAGGGTTCGATACGGTTGCAGCCTCTATTGCCGTAGGGTCTATTGCCGCTGTTGCCGGAGTATTTATATTTTTCAAATCGAAGCAAAGCAAATAGCAGATTAAAGAATGATGGGCAAAACCGAGGTTCCGCCTCGGTTTTTTGTTTTGCAGATATATGAACATACGAAAAATGATCGAGTGGATAGGCTATTCTTGTGTCTTTAGCACAAAAAGTGTATATTTGCATTAGAAAGTAATGGCAATTGCTATGTACGACAGCGTGAAAATGGGCGAATATCTTGCGGCTTATGCAACACGTAGGGGCTATTTTATGAACCAAACGAAATTACAGAAGCTGTTGTATATTTTGTATGGAGGGTATCTTGTAAATACAGATCAAAGGTTACTCAATGAGACGCCCCAAGCGTGGCCTTATGGGCCGGTATTCCCTCGTTGCCGCAAGCATTTTGCGGGAATGAATAATGTGGGGTATGCCGATATAGATTCGGATGCCTATAAGGAGATTCGGGATGATTCGCTGGTTTCGTCTCTTATTGACGGATTACTTCGTACATTCGGCCAATGGTCGGCTCAAGCATTGTCCGAATGGTCTCATAAGGAAGGCTCTCCGTGGGCCGTTGCCTTTTTCACGAATGGGCAGGAATATGGAGTAGGCATTACAGACGAATCCATCAAGTCCTACTTTAAAACTATTATGCGGTAAGATGGCGGATTTCTTGGATTTCGATGAGATCACATCCATCTCAGGAGGTGAACATGCTCAGTTCAATCCGGATGATGGGGACATGAAGCGCCAAAAGGCAAAACGATATGAGCATGATACGATTCACCGAAAGCATTTAATATGTTGGGTGATGTGGATTATACCGATATGGTTAATTGCTGTTTTATTAATTACGGCATTTACATCTCCTTGCCGGGTTTCTGATACCGTCAAGACAACGTTGCTTGTAACTACTACTGCGAATGTCATAGGTCTTGCACTTGTTGTCCTAAAGGGCATGTTTGCGAAAGAAGAATAAGGCTTAATTATAATTGTTGTAGGGCGTCGAAAATTCGGCGCCTTTTTTCGTTTTAATTTTTGCAGATTCGAAATGAATCGCTATATTTGTAAAGCCAAACCACCCGATTGTGGGTAATACAGAAATATAAACCGCACCTTTATAGGGCGTGTTCTCGGTTCACTTCTGCTCCGCAGTTGTGGTGGTTTGGCGACTAACTGGAGGGCACGTCCTTCTTTTTGCATATTGTTTAACTTGTGTTCAACCAAATGCCAAACCACAACACAAGTGGCAACCGGGTACATAGTGTACCTCAGACCACCGTACCGTCTACGACACAGACGATCGTCACCTACAAGTACCTGGGTAAAACCCAACTAATGCGGGCTCGCTTCACACAGAGCCCCGAAACCTACATTATCAGCATCCGGGGCACGCGCCACGACGGCAAGAAGGTCGAGGTGTCGCGCATCTACGACGAGCTGCATCCTCTGATGGCCGTAGGCCGTGCTGTCGTGGAATTCAGCGACGATTACATCGGGTGTACCATCGACTTCATCAACTACAAACAGAAAGTCCTCAAATAGTATGGCCGGCCTGGTAACTTATGTGCTGCTGCTGTCGGTGATAGCGGCGGTATTCGGTGCCGTGTACTCTTCTCCGGAGCGGAAACGGCGGACCGAACAATGGTTGAACGATAAATTCGAGAATCTATGAACGGAGCATTTTCGGAGATCACGGTAAAATCCGTGTGGGTGAAAATGGGCGGTCGCATCTGGCGTTGGCAGTACACGCTGCGGCGCACCCTTGCCCGGCCTTTCAAGAAACTGCGGCGCCGTATCCATAAGAATGTGCACCGCTCCGTGTTGTACGTAACCGACTGTCGTTAGCCATGAACACGACACAATACCATCCGACGGGTAGAATGGCTCCTGTGGCAGTTGATACGGAGGAGGAGCTCTACGACGTCCCGAGCGAATATATCACGGGATGCGAGGAACGGAAAACACACCCCTCGCTCAATGAGTTTTTGCTCTCCGATTATGCGAAACGGTTGATTTTCGACAGTTTCCGTAAGATGATCGGGGCGGATTCTCGGGGCGATATGGACGGTGAGCGGTACGAGCTCGAATGGGGCAGTTATCACATTACGGCCGTACACCATTACGAGGCCAGCGAAAAAAGGGGAGGAGACAGCTATATGGGTTTCTGCGAGACCTATGTCGAGGTTGCCCGGGATTCGATAGAAATCGTCGAGGTGTGGGATACGGTGTACGGCTGCAACCGCCCGACGCTGCCGGGCATTCTGAATAAGTTTTACGAACGGAAAAAACTCTATTGACTATGACACGAATCGAGTACGCCATTAACGGCAAGTTTGCCGGGGCCGATATGGTAAACCGGGTATTGACCCCTGCGGAAATTGAGAAGTATATCCGCCGAGCCCGCCGGGAGATCGGCGTAGGCGTGAATTACAACGTAACATTCGAATAGCTATGTGTGAGATCAAGAACATGACGGAGCAGCAGCGGGCCGCCCTTTCTCGCCCTCTGCCCGCAGAGGCTGTGTCTCCGCATCCGACAAAGAAGTTTCTTTCGTCCATCAAGTCGATATACGTTACCGAGCGGCTCAATGAAGTGTTCGGAACGGGCAAATGGAGGACGGAGACAGAGGTCGTCGATAAAGACGGCAAGATGGTCGTCGTGAAGCTGAAATTTTCCATCCCCGAGTATGAAATATACTACGAGTGTTACGGAGGCAACGACAACACCGACCTGGGGGATGCCTACAAAGGGGCCACGACCGACGCTATCACGAAGGTCGCCTCGTGGCTCGGAATCGGCGCCGAAGTATTCAAAGGAAAGGCAGACACAACGGATACGCTCCGGTCCGCGCCTAAGTCGATGCCCCAGCAGGCGCCCGCGAAGGCCAAGAACCGCATTACTATGGATATGATCGAGGACAAGACCAAATGCAACAAGCTCCTCGAACGTATCTATGGATTTTACATCAACGACGGATACCCGCCGGTGTGGGATGCAGGCGCCCGGCTTCTCAAATCCTACGATGCGGATGCTGAAGTCGTAGATCGGTTCTCCGAGCTTTTCGAATCATATAGACAGGCACGATTGAATATCAAATGACATGGAGACACAGGCAATATTGTTTCGGGAGATCAGACCTGTATCGGAGATAGCGGATATGGCTATTTCCGCCGTAGTGAACGGAGAGGTCGATCCCATTACGGCGCATATCAATATGAGCCGTGTGGAAGCTGCTATCGCGCAGTTTAAGGGTAACCCGCAGGTCCGCGACATCACGCTGCGAGAGCTTTCGAAGTACGGAAAATCGCACGTATTCGGCGATTGTCGTCTGGAGGAGGCCGAATCGGGCGTGAAATACGATTATTCGACGTGCGGCGACAGCCGGCTGGCGGAAATGTACAAGACGCTGGAAGCGGTCAAGGCCGACATCAGGGAGCGGGAGGCGATGCTCAAATCGCTGCCGGTGTCCGGCATGGCCGATCCGGCTACGGGAGAGATGGTTTATCCGCCCGCCCGCAGCAGCAGGACGATCATTAAAACAACTTTCAAAAAACAATAACTATGGCAGATTTAATCAACGTATCGTTGTGCCTCACGGATATTCCGAAGGACAAAATCAAGGTAGGCAAGAACGGCAAAAAGTATCTTTCGGTTATGGTGTCGGAGCTTCAACACCCGGACGCCTACGAAAATACGCACTGCGTGTTCATACGTCAGGACAAGGAAGAACGCGAGCGCAAGGACCCGAAGACGTATATCGGAAAAGGCAAGGCGGTAGTTTTCGATAAGGCTCCGACGCCTGCCGAGGTGAACGATCTGCCGGCGGCTGCCGACGTGGACGATCTGCCCTTCTGATAATTCGTGCGTATGGTTTACGATCTGAATACGGACATCGACCGCGAACGGTTCAAGCGACGCGTGTCGGCTTTGTACGAACGTCGGGCGCTTGTCGAGTGTTCGGAACGTAAACCGCAGCGCTCGGGGAGACAAAACCGCTATCTGCACGCCATATTGGGCGAATTTGCCATGCAGACCGGGAATACGATGGAATACGTCAAAAGGGAGTATTTCAAACGGTCATGCAATCCGGAACTGTTCGTGCGGACTGCATACGACAAGCTGGCGAATCGGGATGTGGAGCGGTTGCGGTCGAGCCGGGACCTCGATACCGGGGAGATGACCACGGCGATCGAGCGGTTCCGCAACTGGGTGGCCGCAGAGGCCGGCATCGACCTCCCTGCGCCCGACGACCTGCAATGGATAGAATACATCGAACGGGAAATGCAACATAAAAAGGCATGGTTATGATATGGCGAACAATAAGACCGGACTGAATTACTATAACGTCGATACGGATCGGTATATGGATATTCGTATCCGGCGGCTTGTAAAGAATCACGGATGCAGGGGGCTTGCTGTGTACGACTATCTGCTTTGCGAAGTGTACCGGGTACAAGGCTGTTTTGCTGTGTGGGACGAAAGTACTGCCTTCAACGTAGCCGAATACCTCGGGCTGAAGGAATCGAATGTTTCGGAGATTGTGAGATACTGCGGTGCGGTGGGTCTTTTTGACAAAGAACTGCTCTCTCGTGGGATCATCACGTCGGCATCCATCCAACGGCGATACCTCGAAATGTGTAGTCGGGCAAAACGCAGGATAATCCATATTCCCGAGATTTGCCGCATTGTTCCGGAACAATCCGACATTATTCCGGAACAATCGCAGATTATTCCGGAAGTTTGCGGTAAAAGAAAAAAAGAAAGAAATATATCTACTACTACAACCGCGCGCGAAGATTCGGATAATTCCGAGGATTCGGTAAAGGACATTTCTCCGACCCCCGAAAAAGGTTGCGCGGAAAAAGCACCCCCGGCGCCGCTGCCCGACGGCACGGTCGAATACGTCCCGATCGCAGAGGTGGCGGCGTGGATGAAGGCGCAGACGCAATGGATCGAGGCGTTGTGCATGAACAACCACCTCGATCCCGAGTTCGTGACGCGTAAGATCGACGAGTTCGCGGCGCATTGCGCCGACAACGGAGAGACGGCCAAGGAGAAGCGCGATTGTATGCGTCATTTCAACAACTGGCTGCGGAAGATACGCCAACCGGCGCCGGACGTCGTGGTACGATCCCGGTGCACCACGGGAGGCTCCCGGCATCCGTCGGCCACATTCGACAACAACCAACACTACGAGAAATTCTGACCATGAACTACGAAGAGGTATTGAAGCAGTTGCGCAGCGTCGGGAACCCCGTGCCGTCGTCCCGGTTCCAGGTAGCGATACCCGATGCCCGCGAGGAGCTGCACAAGGCCATGACGGTCGTACTGTCCTCTATGGGCGAGCGTCTGCAATGGCTTCCCGAGTACGACGAGGTGGCCGAATGGCTGGCCGGCAACAAGGGCAAAGGGCTGTTTCTGTACGGCAACTGCGGGCGCGGAAAGTCGCTGCTCGTCAGATATGCGATCCCGATGCTGTTTCGCGGCTTTTGCCAGCGGATCATTACCGTTGTGGACTGCGGGACCAACCAGCACAACATCGACGAAATCTTGCGGCATAAATTCATTGCGCTCGATGACATCGGCACGGAGGTCGATCGAAAAGACTACGGGACCTTACGCAACGTCGTCGTCGAGGCGATCAACAAAGCGCAGGACGATCAGGGCGTGATGCTCGTCATGTCGTCGAATCTTTCCGGAGACGCGATCCGGGACCGATACGGCGATCGGATACTCGACCGCATAAAGTACTTATGCCAGCGGGTGGCGTTCAACGGCAAAAGTTTGAGGAAATGACCTACATCGGAATAGACCCGGGCAAGCGCACGGGATTCGCCGTGTGGCAACGGGATGCCAAATACCTCGCGGAAGTGGATACGATGTCCATCACGCAGGCTATGGAGCGGATTAGGATGATGGCAGCCGTCTTGGGCAAGGACAATATCCGTTTGTTCATCGAGGATGCCCGGAAACGGACGTGGTTCGGGACCAAAGGCCGAGAGGTGCTGAAAGGCGCCGGGAGTATCTGCCGGGACAGCACGATCTGGCAGGACTGGTGCGAGGAGCAAGGGTTTGTGTATCAAATGATCGCTCCTCGGTACAATACTACGAAATTGACCGCTGTGCAGTTCAGGACGCTCACCGGCTGGCAGGGCCGGACAACCGAACACGGCCGTGATGCCGCGTGCCTTGTTTTCGGACGGTGATTTCAGCAATGGACGTATGGATGCAAAAGAGTTTTTCGGCAGAGTGGAACGAATGCGCAAGGCGCAGAAGGAGTATTTCCGTACCCGTTCGGGGCGGGCTTTGACTGAGAGCAAACGGTTGGAGCGGGAAATAGACGCCGAAATCGAACGAGTGAACCGGATCCTTTCCGAACGCCGTAATCCGAAGATCGAATTTTAAGATACAAACGATCATGAACCACATCGAATTATTTAACGACCACTTTCAGAATTTCAAGTCTTACGGCATCCCCAAGGCGCAGCTCATCATCGCCGATGTTCCGTATAATCTCGGATCGAATGCCTACGCGAGCAATCCGGCCTGGTATATCGACGGGGATAACCGCAACGGCGAGAGTGCGCTGGCCGGGAAGCAGTTTTTCGATACGGACAGGGATTTCCGCCCCGCGGAGTTCATGCACTTCTGTTCTCAGATGCTGCGCAAGGATAAACCCGTCAAAGATGAAAAAACCGAGGGAGAGGGCAAGCGGAAAGGCGGTGCGGCGTGCATGATCCTTTTCTGCCCGTTCGAACAGATGCACTACTACATCGAACTGGGGCAGCGCTACGGGCTGAAACGCTACATCCCGCTCGTGTTCCGCAAGGATTTCTCCGCGCAGGTTCTGAAGGCCAACATGAAAGTAGTCGGCAACTGCGAATACGGATTGATTCTCTACCGCGACCGTCTTCCGAAGTTCAACAATGGCGGGAGGATGATATTCAACTGCTTCGACTGGGTGAGAGATACTGATACACCGAAGATCCATCCGACGCAAAAGCCCGTACCGTTGCTCGAACGGCTGATCGAACTGTTCAGCGACAAGGGAGATGTCGTTATCGACCCGTGCGCCGGAAGCGGAACGACCTTGCGGGCTGCGGCACAATGCGGACGTCGGGCTTACGGGTTCGAGATCAAAAAAGATTTCTATAACGATGCGAAGAAGTATGTCCTTTCCCGAATCCAACCTAATTTGTTTTGACGATGAAAGTACTTGTCACCTTTTCCGGCGGTAAAGACAGCCTTGCAGCGCTGTTGTGGACACGTGAGCATATCACCAAGAATTTCACGACCGTGTTCTGCGACACGGGATGGGAACACCCGCTGACTTACGAATACATCCACCGTGTCGCCGACAAGCTGCACCTCGACCTGGTAACACTCAAATCGAAGAAGTACGACGGGATGGTCGATCTTGCGCGGCAGAAAAAGCGCTGGCCCTCGACGCGGGCACGGTTTTGCACGATAGAACTCAAAACCAAGCCGACGATCGACTTTGTGTTGGATGAGGTTAAAGACAATATACTGATGATTCAGGGCATCCGCGGAGCAGAATCTCCGGCCCGTGCGAAGATGTCGGCGCAATGCACGTATTTCAAATACTATTTCGAGCCATACGGTTACGATAAGGCGGGCAAACCGAAAAAGCATACCTACCGGGGCAAGGATGTCCGGGCATTCCGGTCGCAGTTCGCCGACGATCTGTTACGACCTGTATTCGACTGGTCGGCGCAGCAGGTGATAGATTATATCCTCGCCGCAGGGTTAGAGCCGAATCCGCTCTACCGAATGGGATACAAGCGTGTCGGCTGTTGGCCGTGCGTGATGGCATCGCAGCGGGACATACTCAATATTTCCCGGCAATCTCCGGAGCGGATCGACGAGATTGCAAGCCTCGAAATGGAATTGCGCTCCTCGTTTTTTGGACCGGATAAAATTCCCGCCCATGCAATTACCAGCGGCGAGAAATACCCGACGATCCGTGATGTCGTGCGCTATGTCGAGTGGCAGAACGCCACGGGTAGTCTGTTCGACGACGACACGGCGACAAGCTGTATGAGTTATTACGGATTATGCGAATGACACACGCTTCCCTTTTCAGCGGCATCGGCGGCTTCGCCTGCGGAAACGCCATAGTCCCGCAGGTGGCGTTGCAGATATTCAAAACGATCGAAGAATACGAAACAAAACAACTGAGATGAAAGAGCAAGTAACAAGCGTCGAGCAGTCGAAGCGATTGATCGAACTGGGCGTGCCGGCGGAGATGGCCAGCATGGTATGGGATACTATATCCCTTGCGTCACATCCAATATTGAGGGAATGGGACACAAGTACGGATACGAAACGTTGGCAGGTAGATCGTGTTGGCCATGTACCTGCCTTCACGGTCGCGGACTTGCTGAATATAATTCCTGAGGGGATCACGTATGGACGCTTGCATATTACGCGCAGTTCTTATTCGAGAGGAAAAGATTGGCGAGTTTTCTACAAACGGGTAGGTGCTTCAAAAGGGGCCATCGTATCTTTCGGAGATAGCACACTGATATGTCCTGCGTGTGATATGATCGAGTGGCTATTGGCGAACAATTATAAGCTGAACATATAAAACAGAAAAACAAGAGATATGACACCGAAAGAATTTTATGAATGGGCCGTAGAGAATGGGGCTGAGGATTACGATATAAGAATAGATTGGATGGGTGAATATGGATTCGGGTATGATCTGCCCGGAGAGGATCAGTTGTCCGTCAATAAATCAACAGAGCAGATAACGATAGATATATGAGAACAATTAAATTCAGAGGGAAACGAATATGCACTGGGGAATGGGTGTACGGATCATATGCCCCAAACACGTATGATGAGGAGAAGGCTTTAATTATAACCTACTTCCCATACGATCCCGACTATGTATGGGAAGATGTCGATCCTGCCACCGTCGGCGAGTACTCGGGGATGAAAGACAAAAACGGCAAGGATATTTACGAAGATGATATTCTTTTAGATGAATCAGGCGCTTATGCCGTAGTTTGTTACTCAATGGGTAGTTTTTGTGTTGATTTCGGAGAGGGATTCGATCTGCAATACTTCACCGATAGAATCCATGAAATATGTTATGTTGCTGGCAACATCCACGATAACCCCGAACTGCTGAAAGGAGGTGAGCAATGAAATTCACGACTTCGTGCTTTGTCCGCATCAAGGACGTGGATAAGCGAAATGAATTGATCCGGTGGTGTGAGGACATAATAGGGAGGGACGGCGGTCATACGGTGGGCGCAGACTGGATCACGGGTGAGTACGTCCTATGTATGGGAGACATAACCTTTTGCTGCCGGTATGCAGAATTGATTTTATTAATGATTGATAATACTATTGATTGCGGCGAGAACGTCGAACTGTTTAAGGCGCTGGCTGCTATGAACGACGGGAACGACCATTATCAATGGTTTGTGGGAACACTCAACCCCGAACTTTTGGAGCTCAATAACAGTATGGATGATAATGGTTTATTTGTCGAGTCATTTTTCCGTAAGGCCACAGCAGAAGAGATTATAGAACATTTTAAAACAACATGTTTATGATAACCGAAAAAGAGTACAGACGAGCACAACAGACAATAGTTGCATACGAAGAGCAGCAGCGAAATACCGAGATAGCCAAACGGAAATGTGCTTCCGACTTTCCTGTCGGATGCCTCGTTCAGTCAAAAAAGAGCAAACACGTCAAAGGGAAGGTATTAGGTTATGGTATAAGAGAGTGCACTCCGATTCTGAAACTTGAAAATGAAGATGGCAAAAAGATGATATGTTTGATAACAAATGCAATAAGACTATGAAAAGCGAAAGAACAAGAGAGTTTATAGAAAGGTATATGGCTAATATCCCAGCAGAGATATCCGACAGCGCCAAATGGGATATTCGGTTGGCACTAAACCACGCAGCCGGACTTGCCGAGCGGGAGACAGAAGGGAGGATGCGTGAGAAAGCACATAAGATTATCAAGGAAATGATGGAAGGCGTTTTTCAAGGCAATATGCCCCAAAATATAGCCGACGAATTTAGCCAAAAACTGAACGAGGAATGAAAAAGATAATGTTCAACGACCGCTACGACTTGACGCAGGCGGTGATCGAAGGGCGAAAGACCATGACGAGGCGGATTATTAATCTCAATAGCACCTCCGACGTAACGGTACGAATTTTTGCAGGATACATCCAAATCATCGGGCCTATCGGCAATGTATGTGATGAGAAAAAGTTGCCCTATAAGGTCGGCGATGTCGTGGCCGTGGCGCAGAATTACAGTTCATTTTACAATATTTTAGACAATACGACGCCGATTCCAGAAGGTGCTGGATGGGACAATAAAATGTTTGTCCGAGCAGATTTGATGCCCCACCAAATACGAATCACCGGAATCAAGTACGAGCGGTTGCAGGATATTTCGGACGCTGATTGCCTGAAGGAGGGGATTTTCGTTAACGAGTATTTCGGCAATGGCAAAAAATGCCATCATTACGGGTTCGATGGCTTTTTCAATGGAACCGAAGGATGGTTTGCCCGAGGATGGTTCGACACTCCCCGCGAAGCCTTCGCCGCGCTTATCGACAAGGTATCCGGCCGAGGAACGTGGGCATCGAATCCGTGGGTCATGGCATACGAGTTCGAATTGGTGAAATAGCGAGATTCTCGCAAAATATCGAAATATTTATGAAAACGATTAAAGAAAGGGCAATTGAGTATGCCAATAGTAGCACAACTCTTTTCATGGATAGCCCCGAAGAGGATATTATTTATCGGGACGATATTGTCAATGGCTATATTGCCGGCGCGATAGATGAACGCAAAGAACTCCTCCGATGGCGTAATCCGAAAAAGGAGCAGCCGGAAGATGGGGCAACCGTATTGGGGAAAACGTCTGATCCGAAACAACCTATCGCGATCATGAAATACTACAACAATATATGGTGGATATGGGCACATCCCGGCTGGTCCGGCCCTTCAGGTGAAGTTATCGGGTGGCGTCTGATTTGCGATTGACACTAATTGGTTTAACACAAAGGATGTTGCCTCTATTTCGGTAAGCTATGTAGGCTTATGATTGAAAGACTGAAAGAATAAGAATGAATCGACGATTTGAAGTAAAAATTGATGTTCTGGAGGGATGTCGATTAATTGGATGCAAATCGGACGGCGATACAGCGATTATTGTTTTTGAAGATTGTGGTGGTCCCGAAATCCGACCAATCGGTTTTTGTCGAGAACATTCCGGAGAAGTGTCGGATGATTCCGATGAAGAATAAAAAAGAGGCAATCCCGAAGAATCACCCCTGACACCAAGAACAAAGGTAATGATTTATTCGGGATTTGCAAATGGGGCGGGAACAAAAGGAAAAGCGTCGGGGAGGAGCACGGGATGATTCCGAAATATATATCAGCTACACCCGAGATCGGTTGCTCAGAATGATTGTCTGCCGGGAAGCGAAGATGGGCGTGATTTATCCGCATGATTTTGTTTACCGGTTCAAGGGGCAAAAGTCTTTACCGCTCTTGTGGCGGAAAATCAAGAAAATAATCAGGACGCATATTGACGGATGGCAGCAGGAGCTGCCTTTATTTTAATGGAATTATGGGAAACGAACCGTTATTCAATCCTCAGGGGGCGATTATTGTCTATCAGATGACAGAAGAGCAGTTAAAGGAGTTCGCCTATCGGGTTGTAGAAGAAACGCGCGATAGTGTAGCGGAAGAGCTTCATCGACGGGTCGCATCGGCGATGGGGAATCGAGTTGAGTATTGTTCGATGGAGGAGGCCTGCGCAATCACAGGAAAAAGTCGGCAGACGCTTTATGCTTGGGTAAAGAAAGGGCGTCTGCATCCCGAATATAATGGGAATAAAATACTATTTTTGCGAAAGGAAGTTGCAAAGGAAGCAGGGATATAATCCCCGTTTTGCAATTATCTCGCCAATGTCTCGCCGATTTTGGTTGCTAAAAAGAGTGTTATTTGCTTATTGTTAGCAAGTAACACTCTTTTGTTAGTGATTCCGTTGGGATTCGAACCCAAGACCCACAGCTTAGAAGGCTGTTGCTCTATCCAACTGAGCTACGGAACCGACGCTCGCATCGTCGTCGCGGCGCGATGCAGGTGCAAAAGTACGAAATTTCGGGGCTTCTGCAAACTTAATCGTCCGATTTTCCGCTTTTCGGGACGCGGTTTCGGTCTGCGGACTTTTCGTCTGCGGATTCCGCCGGGGCCGGCGGCGGAGAATCCGGTTCGCGCAATTGCTTTCCGAGGCGGCTATCGCAGCACGTAGGGGACCTCGGAAAGGAGGACCTTCCTTTCGTTCTTGCGGAACTCCCGGGCCTTGTGGTACAGCATGGACTCGAGCGCGCTCCGGGAAAGTGCCTGGTTCGTGCACGGGCCGATGACGAAGTGCCGGATGACCTTCAGCGGCAACTCGATTTCGTAGTAGGGGAGGATCAGCCCGTTCCGTTCGCGGAACTGTTTGGGCAGGTCGGGCCGGTCGTCGAAGACCAGCCTCCACTCCCGTTCGGCGGCATAATAGCGGTTCTTGACATGGCTGTACTTGTCGTGCAGGAAGTCGTAGTCGGCATAGCATACCGAACAGCCTCCGTCCTCCCGCGGGCGGATCGCTCCGTAGGCCCGCGCCATGTCCTCGTCGGAGAACATCTCCGCGAACTCCCCGCCGGTCCTGTAAGCCATTTTCAGGAAATGGCAGTAGGGGTATTCCGCCGCCGCCCGCGCGAACTCCTCCGTGTCGAATCCGATCGCTACGCCCTGGCCGTTGTTGCCGTACGCGACCCACATCGGCAGCGAGTCGGCGTGTTCGGAGAGCGAGAAGGCGTAGAAGGTCTGCCGGTTCAGGTTCAGTGCGGTGAATGCGAACGGCATGTATCCGGATTTGTCCGGAAGATCGTGCGCGGACTGGTAACGCAGGAATGCCTCGTGGAGGCATTTCCGGAAGAAGACCCCCTCCAGCGGATCGTTCATGTAGTCGGCGCAGGATACCCATATCCGGAAACGGTAGTCCGGGGTTTGTCCGTCCCCGCGGTCGGTCACGCCGTTGAGCATGTTGCAGAGGGTGTTCATCGTCGTGTAGTGGTAGAGCACCTCCGGTCTTTCGGTATTCATGGCGGCTTTCTTTTTGGGGTGTTGTCCGGCGTGTCAGCGTACGAATTCCGTTTCGCAGCGGGTCGTGTTGCCGCAGGCGTCGGTCACGCTCAGGCGCACCGTGTGGCGGCTGCGGGCGGGCGGCGTGTCGAAGAAGTGCACGAGCGTTCCCTTGATCGGGAACCGGTCGCAGGGAACCCACTGTCCGTCGATTTCGAGCGACCAGGCCGCGATGCCCGAGAAGTTGTCCCCGGCGCCGAACCGCAGCCCTTCGGCCCGCGAAAGGTCGGCGCCCCGCTCGAAG